CAGGAAAAGCTTCTGTCGGACAAGGAACTTCTATATATGTTGTCCAGCGGAACGACAAAAGGTATCATCCTTTACACATTGGTTGTAGCTTCTCTCCAACAGGGGTTCGATTTGCTTATCGATGAGGCAGAGGCACATTTTCATAAGACACTTGTCGAAAATATGCTGAGTCTCTATATGGATAAAACAGTGAACAGACACGGGGCAACGCTGCTGTTTTCGACACATTATTGTGAAGTTTTAGATTTGTTTAACCGACAGGATAATATCTGGGTGTGTCAGTCAAGCGATAAGATTGCCATTAAGAATATGTATGAGTGTTTTGAGGTGAGATCTGGTTTGCTTAAGAGCAAGCGTTTTTATAATAACGCTTTCCAAACGGCGGTAAACTATGATGAACTCATGAATCTGAAAAGGAAGTTGATGAAATGAAGCTGTTGATCATGTGCGAGGGACCTAACGAGCTCAAAATCATCAACATCCTGCTGGAAAATCAAAAGCTGAAATTTACATCAGATGATTTGCTGGGCTTGGTCCCGTATCATGCACGTCAAATAAAATCCTCTGCTGCAGTTAAGGCGGCGTTGAACTTGTATCCAGATGAGGTACATGTACTGCGTATTGGCGATGGTCAAAATGAGAAACTGGAAATACCGTCTGCATACAAAGATAAAATAACGCTGGTTGAAAAGTATTGTACAAAGCCTGAGTTGGAGATGCTGCTCATTATATCTGAAGATTTAGCTGATGAGTATGAAAAAGTGAAATCCAAAACAAAACCAAAGACTTTTGCAAAAGCGAATATTCGATGCGGAAAAAGAAGATATGATAATAGTACAGCGTTCTACGAGGAGTACTTTGGTCAGAATTGCGAAAAGTTGGTTGCTGCTATAAAAGCGTATAAACAACACAATGGCTCACACAAGAAAGATGAACATTACTTGGCGGAGCTCTTGAAGTAATTATGTGAAGTGAGAGGCAGATGAAATGGCGGGTGGCCTTAAGTTGTTTGATTACAGAATGACGGAAAAAGAGCACATTCTGGCAGAGACCATAATCGAGATGACAGACAAGTCGGAACTTTTCCGTACTGGCCTTGAACATTTTGACTGGTCTGAGATAAAAGTTATCCCTACTGGAGATAGACCACACGATTTCAGCTATACCCTGAAACAAGAAGCTTGGATTGAATTGATTGATGCTGTCGCGGCGTACATTAAACTGAATCCGTCTGGAGAATGGCTGTCATCGGACAGCAGAACATATTACAAGGAAAATGGATTCCGTTATACGGATAGCCAGAAGAAAAAATTTTTGAAGACAGTAAGCGGTGGACTAACTGATTATATGTCAGACTGGTGGGAATGGACAAAAGACGGAAGGCCAGAGAATGTTTTATTTTTAAAGCGGTAATTTTATCATTTGAAAACGGGCAATCGTAGTATAGTGCAAATATAAGAAGTACTTTTCTATAAAAAATGAACAAGAGAAATGGAATGAAATCATAAATGGAAAATCTTTTCCAAGAAGAGTGTACATTATCAAAAGATAGTGTAGAAAGGTATGGTATTGCAATGAAAAAGCATGCACAAGAATGGGTTGCCGAAATTGAGCAGATGTTTATGGATAGCCTGTTTTTGTGGTAAAGTATAAGTACAATGAAAAACCAGATGAGGAATACATCGATTTGGCTCCGATTCTCAAAAATTTATATGTTGAAGTAGATAAGTTCTTGAATCCTATTATAATAATAGCAATCATTCTGGCTTCTATTTCGCGCTATCGACGTTTCTCTTGATTTGATAATCAAACAAATATAATGAATCTCTGGAGTGGGGAACTATGTATATTCAAAAAGTCAAACTTCAAAACTTTAGATCTTTTGGTGATGAAGGCATTTGCTTTTTATTCAATAAGGGAATCAATGCTGTGATTGGTGAGAATAACAACGGGAAAACGGCCTTGATAGATGCCATCCGAATTGCGTTTTCCTGTGTCCTATATAAAAAAGATATTTTCTTCAGCAAAACTGACTTTCATGTGAATGCGGCTGGAGAAAGAGCCGCATTTGCACAAATCGATGTGTACTTGAAAGATGTTCCTCAGAACTTGATAGAAATTTGGGATCCCATACAGCCTGATTGTGGAGAATTCCATGTTGTTTTCACATTGGAGAAGACCGCTGCAGGTACAGACAAGGTTAAGTATAGAGCGTGGGGTGGAAAGTGCGAAGGAAATCTGTTGTCTTCGGATACGCTTGAAGCTATTAATCTTGACTATTTAAGTGCATTGAGAGATGCCTCGAGCGAAATGAAACCTTCGCGTAACAGTAAACTTGCAGAACTGCTTGAGACCATCGCAAAGGAACCCAAAGATAAAGAGGCTTTGGTTGATAAATTGAGAACCGCAAATCAAGAAATCCTTCAAACAGAATCTTTAGGGAAAACAAAACAGGTTATTAACGAAAATCTTTTCTCTATCGAACAGGATCTAATGTATCAGAAGGTCGATTTGGGCCTTGTTGAACCAAGATTTGAATCTATTACGGCATCTCTGAGAACATGGATTGTTCCACGTTGGTGTTTCATGGGAGAAGACCATCAAAAATATGCCCAAGTAAGAGCTTTGGAATCTTCCGACAAATATAAAGCGTATATCCATGACCAAGAGTGTGGTCTGTATATCGATGTTGATTCCTTAATTGCTAAAAAAGAAGACTTAGATGATTCCTTGAAGGATGCCTTGGTGGGTTTGAAAAAGTATTCCTTTGAAATTTTTCAAAATGGGTTGGGATATAATAATCTTCTATTTATTTCGGCTGTTTTAGGGGATATGTCTTTTGAAAAAAGCGGTATCTATGAGAATGTGTTCTTGGTGGAGGAACCAGAGGCACATTTACATCCTCAATTGCAAGAATTGATTCTAAACTTCTTTATGAAAAATGTGCAGCAACATGAGAATATACAGGTTATTATGACTTCGCATTCTCCAACCATGGTTTCCAAAATTGGAACTAAGAATATCAATTTGATATATGAAAGCCAGCACAAGTTATATAATTATCCGCTGGTTAACTCATCCTTAACAGATGAGGAAAACGACTATTTAGAGAAATATCTGGATGTTACAAAATCTCAGCTTTTCTTTGCTAAAGGTGTGATTTTTGTTGAAGGAATTAGCGAGGCAATTTTAATTCCTGAGTTTGCAAAGCTGATCAATCGGCCACTAGATATGTACGCTGTAGAGCTTGTGAATATAAATGGTGTCGGATTTGCGCCATTCGCCAAAATGATAAAGGTCCCTGGTAAAAGCAGTGGATTTGCAAAAGCTTCAATTATTACAGATGATGATCGTTGTTCAAATAAAAACGAGCCAACATATATTTCTAAAGATTTAGATTATGATGATGATTTAACAGGGATAATTGATAAAATTGATCACGGGACGCCATCGACCAGATTTAACTCTATCACTGCTTTATGTGGTGACAATGTTGTAAAATGTTTCGGGGCAGTAAAAACATTTGAATATGCATTGGCGTTGGAACCGAATAATATTGAATATTTACTAGACGCAATATCTACGGTATATCCAGAAGCTGGACCTAAATTAAGAAAAAAAGTGAATGCGGAAGCCAGTCAGCAGCTCAAAGCGCTAATGATTTGGCTCTTTGTCCGTTCGAGAAACTCTGCAAAAGCACAAGTAGCGCAGGCTTTAGGACGCATACTGCAAAAGCAACATCAGGATGATAAAAATGGAGTGACATCACCTTTTGTGGTTCCCAAATACATAAAAGACGCAATCTATAACGTGACGCGAAGGTTGTCTGGTGCAGAGGAATAGCTATGTTTGATTTTACTACAGAACAGGTTGAATTTCTCGAGTCTTCAGGTAAAGTAGTATTGCATGCCTGCCCGGGGAGCGGAAAAACGACAATAGTTGCACGAAAACTGGCTAACTATTTACAATGTTGGAATCGACCTCATCAAGGAATAGCGGTTCTTTCGTTTACTAATGTTGCCAGTGACGAAATCCGTCACCAAGCGACTGAAATGCTTCCTGAAGGATACTGCGTTGATGACCCTCATTTTATAGGGACACTGGATAGCTTCATCGACAATTTTATTTTTTTGAGGTTTGGGTATTTATTGCAGAAAAAACCTAAAAGACCAGTAATTACATCGCCTGATGTTGTTAATTCGTATCAATTCTGGAGAAAAAGTTGTTACACAAATTGCTTGTCACATATCGGTGATTTTAGATGGAATTCAAATGGAAAATTAACTAAGAACGGAAAAGATATAATCTGCACTGGAACGCAGCAATATGCCCCTCCGTGTATCCAGTTCAAAAAGAGATTACTAGAAAAAGGCCTATTCTTTCAAGACGAAGTTTCAGGACTGGCATGTATTCTCCTGGAAAGGTATCCTGAAATCGCAAAAAGCATTGCGTTAAGATTTCCTGTTATTATTTTGGACGAGGCACAGGATACTTCAGAAGAACAAATGAGGATATTGGATTTACTGTGTGCAGCAGGTTTGGAATCAATGTATATTGTAGGGGATCCAGATCAAGCAATTTATGAATGGCGAAATGCAAATCCAGAATCATTTCTGGAAAAGATGCATGACTCAGAATGGACACAGTTGGTTTTATCTGAGAATTTTAGAAGTTCGCAAATGATATGCAATGCAACTTATATTTTCTCTGATACTAATAAAGATAAAAAGGCCAATAACGCATCTGGACCATTTGCGACCTATAATAAAAAACCAGTGTTGTTCTTGTATGACAAAGACACAGCAGAAGATTTGATTATTCAAAGGTTCAAAGAAGAGTGCACTGCATGTGACATATCTGTTTCTCCTGATAAAGTTGCAATCGTAACAAGAAGCAAAATTCATTCGGATGACAGTATAGATAATCTCTGGAAAACGCCGGAAACAGAGTTGTTGGCAAGAGCTTCTTTTGAGTGGATGTGCGACAATAGGAAAAAAGCATATGTGTTTTGCGAGAGAGCGTTATTTCAGATGGTCGTCAAAGATTTGAAAGACATAGATGTTTCTATCGAATGGGACGTATCTCAAATTATACAATATGCAAAATGGAAACAAGTTGTTATTGAAATTCTTATAAGACTTCCTTCAGCGGATGAAGAATGCGGTCAATGGGTGACTAATAGTAGGGATATTGTACATAAAATACTTGTATCTCATAATGTGGCCATGCGTGATGGTATAACTATGAACGATGCAATAAAAATCAAAACAAGAGACAAAAAACATCCAGACTTCAGGAAAATACCGATCAGATGCTACTTTGAGATAAAATCGAAGGCTGAATATACATATTCTTCGATTCATGGAGTAAAAGGAGAAACTTTCGATGCTCTCATGCTCTTGATACATGGAACAGTAGGAAATACATTAACACCGTCATTTTTGGCTAATGGAAAGACGAATACAGAATTGATGCGCATTGCATACGTCGCAATGACACGCCCCCGAAAACTTCTTGTTGTTGCAATGCCCAAAAACAAGGCAAAACTTTCTAACCGGTTCCCACCGGATAAATGGGATTATGTCGAATTATAAATAATATCAGAGGTTTGAAATTGGAGAAAGAAATATTATAGTATGACGAAGTGTTTTGCTGTGGAATTTCTTTCTTCAAAAAGCACTGCATGGTGAAGAAAAAACGTCAACTGAGTTTGAACGTCAAGTGTAATAAACAGGACTCTTCTGAAGTGATTCGAAACGAGTAAAACTCAACTGAAAAACGGTTATTTGGGCGAATTGACGTGTTTGATAATGCGTTGATTCGCTCTTTTTTACCCCGCCGGGGGCCGGGGTTACTTCTCTACGGTGAAGTCACACGGAGACCGGTGGCCCCTTTTGCGTGAAAAACCGCAAAATTTATAGGCCGGGGGTCAGAGGATTAACGGCGCAAAATGAAACAGGAAAACGTACAGGCATCGAAGATTTGGTTCCGGTGCCATTCTTTTTTTCCGAAATGAACCAAAGTGTGTGAAACCTCTCGTAAACAGGGAGCTTTCGCACATTTTAGCTTGTTCCGGGAGGAGCAGGGGCGAGCGAGAATCGGCCGCCGCAACAACAATCCAACCTGGCGGGGCGGTGCCGATTTCCACTTCGCCGCTTTTCGTATGAATTATGAGATTTTTCTAAGAAACCGCCGAAGAAACGGCGAAAAATGAGAGTGAGGTGAGGGCAGATGGAAGACTACACGGCTGAGATGATCAAGGACATGGCGTTTTCGTTCTGTCCTCAGTGCGGCACGGCAATCATACCAAACCACAAAGGCAGACCACGGAAGTTCTGCTCTCCGGAATGCCGGTCACGGTGGAACAACACCCATCCGAAGCCGGAGAACTGGAAGACCGTGCGGTCGAAGATCTGCCCGGTGTGCGGCAGGGAGTTTTCCTATCGGCATCAGTACGGGTTGGAACGGAAATATTGCAGCCGGGCTTGTGCCAACCGGGGCAGAGGAAAGGAGGCAAAAGATGCAGCCGTTGAGTATTGAACGGGATGTCAGAAGAAATGGCATCCGTATGGATTGTGTTTTTGAAGGAACGGCGTTTGATACTGCCAGGGAGCAGGTGAGGACGCTGCGGCTTTCTGGAACGAAACTTTCTCAGATCGCAGAGCAGACGGGAATGCCTGTGGAACAGGTGATGGATTACTGCCGGGAACTGGGATTGCCGGAAATAGGAAGCTGCCATCTGGTGCCGCCGGGCCGAGTGAAAGAACGCAGATGTCCAGTCTGTGGAAGAATCATCGGGCAGAGTGGAAGAGGTGCGCCGAGAAAATATTGTTCGGATGAGTGCTATGCCGAATATGAACGAAGGAATTATAAACGGGAAAAGGCTGGCAGGGTAGCATTCTGTCAGAACTGTGGCCGTCCGTTTACGGCAATCTGCGAAAGCAGGAGTCAGCGGATGTTCTGCAGCAGAAATTGTTATTTTGAATTTCGATATGGAATGAAGGAGGCGAAGGAGCATGAGTGAAAAGGTGATCGGTGTGTACCCATTGTTCAACACCGGGGGTATTTGTGTACATGCAATCGACTATGCGGAAGATAAGGTCCTGGCATCTGTGAACGGGGAAAACCCGGAATGGTGCGAGATGGCAGAGAAACCGCAGCCAGAAGAAGATGGCAGTGAAATGGAGTCGGGCTTTTTGTTCGGCTCCTTTTTCGTGCCGTTCTCCGGGGTCATACGCATGTGAATCTAAAACGGGAGGGCTTACATGAAAGCGACTGCTGAACTAAAGATGCTGCCGGTGTCCGTACTCAAGCCGGCTGCATACAATCCCCGGAAAAAGTTGAAGCCGGGGGATAAAGAGTACGAGAAAATCAAGAACTCCATCACGGAGTTCGGCTTCGCAGATCCTTTGGTGGTCAATGCAGACATGACGATCATCGGCGGCCATCAGAGACTGACTGTTGCAATGGAACTGGGATACACAGAAGTGCCTTGTGCGGTGGTGGACATCGACAAGACCAGAGAAAAAGCTCTGAACATCGCACTCAACAAGATTACGGGTGCATGGGATGATTCTCTGCTGGCGGATCTTTTGAAGGACATCGAGGATTCCGATTTCGATCTCGGAAAGACGGGTTTTGACCCGCCTGAGATTGAGACTCTGTTCAACAAGGTCCACAGCAAAGAGGTCAAGGAAGATGACTTCGATGTGGAATCCGAGTTGAAGCAGCCATGCTTCTCCAAAGAGGGTGACCTCTGGCATCTGGGAAAGCATATCGTTCTGTGCGGTGATTCTACCAAAGCAGAATGCTACAACACCCTGATGGACGGAACCAAGGCAAATCTGGTCCTTTCCGATCCCCCTTATAACGTGGATGTGGAAGAGACTGCCGGTAAGATCATGAATGACAACATGGGCGATTCGGAATTCTACCAGTTCCTTCTGGCAGCGTTCCAGCAGATGCACGACCATCTTGCAGACGACGGTTCCATCTACATCTTCCATGCAGATACGGAAGGGCTGAACTTTAGAAAGGCATTCAAGGATGCCGGGTTCTACCTGTCCGGGTGCTGTATCTGGAAGAAGAATGCGCTGGTGCTGGGCCGTAGTCCTTACCAGTGGCAGCACGAACCGTGTCTCTACGGCTGGAAGCAGAAGGGGAAGCACCAGTGGTATTCCGACCGGAAGCAGACGACCATATGGGAGTATGACCGGCCGAAGTCTAACAAGGATCATCCGACCATGAAGCCCATCGGCCTGATGAGCTATCCAATCCGCAATTCCACTATGACCAACGGCATCGTCCTCGATCCGTTCCTCGGCAGCGGCTCGACCCTGATCGCCTGTGAGGAGACCGACCGTGTGTGCCGGGGCATCGAGCTGGACCCGAAGTTCGTGGATGTGATCGTGAAGCGGTACATCGAACACAGCGAAGGTCATTACGATGATGTGTATGTCATCCGGGATGGGCAGAAGCTGAAGTTCGAGGAGGTGGCGACCTTCGAGCCGGAAAGCGAGGATGCCGATGCCTGATGTGAAATGTGTTCTCATTCACGACAACTTCCAGAACTTCAAGTCTTATAACATCCCCAAGGCACAGCTGGTGATCGCAGATATTCCGTACAACATCGGTACAGATTTCTACGCCAGCCGGCCGGACTGGTATGTGGATGGCGATAACAAAAACGGGGAGAGCAGCAAGGCGAGGAAGGCGGCGTTCAATACCGACTTCACCTTCAACATTGCAGAGTATTTCCACTTCTGCAACCGCCTGCTGAAGAAAGAACCCGGCACGGGCGAGAAGGATGCGCCGTGCATGATCGTGTTCTGTGCGTTCCAGCAGATCCCGAAGGTGATCACCGAAGCAGAGAAATACGGCTTCAAGAATTATATCCCTCTGGTGTTCTGCAAGAACTACAGTCCGCAGGTGCTCAAAGCCAACATGAAGATTGTGGGTGCAACAGAGTATGCGCTGGTGCTGTATCGGGGAAAGCTCCCGAAGTTCCGTAATCTCGGTGAGGACGGAAAGCCCCACATGATCTTCAACTGGTTTGACTGGAAGAGGGATGGCAAGGAATATCCGAAGATCCATCCTTCCCAGAAACCGATCTCTGTGCTGAAACGACTGATCGAGACCTTTACAGATGAGGGCGATGTGGTCATTGACCCCTGCGCCGGCAGCGGTTCCACGCTGAGAGCAGCAAGAGAACTGGGGCGCAACAGCTACGGATTTGAAGTGTCCAGAGATTTTTACCGGAAAGCAAATGAGCAGATGCTCGGAGAGGAGGCTTCCGCATGAGCACAGAACAGAATAAGACTTTGACCCTCGGCAGCCTCTTTGATGGCTCCGGGGGTTTTCCGTTAGGCGGTCTTCTGACTGGGCAGATCACTCCGCTGTGGAGCAGCGAGATCGAGCCCTTTGCCATCCGGGTCACGACCAAACGTCTACCACAGGTGAAGCACTACGGAGATGTATCCGTCATCAGCGGCGCAGACCTGCCGCCTGTGGACATCATCACCTTTGGCAGTCCCTGTCAGGATATGTCCATCGCGGGTAAGCGGGACGGTCTGGATGGTTCACGGTCCAGTCTGTTTTACGAAGCAATCCGAATCGTGAAGGAAATGAGGTGTAAGACCAATGGAGAAAAACCAAGATTTATCGTGTGGGAGAATGTGCCAGGGGCCTTCTCCTCAAACAAAGGACAGGACTTCAAAGCAGTCCTCGAAGCCGTCATCGGTGTTAAAGAACCGGCCGCCTCGGTGCCTGCGCCTGAGAAGAAAGGATGGCCCGACGCTGACTACTACGTGGGAGACGGATGGAGCGTCGCATATCGAGTTCTTGATGCACAATGGTGGGGCGTTCCCCAAAGACGAAAACGTATCTACCTTGTCGCAGATTTTGCAGGTCAGAGTGCCCCAGAAATATTATTTAACTCCGAGGGCTTGTCTCGGTATTCTGCGGAGGGCTTCCGTGCGTGGCAAAGAGCTGCCGCCGGTGTTGAAAGCGGCACTGGAGAGGCAGGCTGCAACGGAGCAGGAGGACGGATCTGTCTGAACGACCAGGGCGGAGAGCGGATGGATGTGACAGAGGAAGTGACAGCCACCCTCCGTGCGGAGGCACATCATCCCCCGTGTGTTATGGAAGCAGCTGGTTTCTGTACCGAGCATTCCGCAAATGCCAGAAGCATCGGATATGAAGAGGAGCGGTCACCGACTCTCCGAGCTGGTGTCGTACCGGCCGCCATCGCACTGGAAAATCATCCTGCTGACAGCCGGGTGAAGATTTCCGAGGATGATAAGGTGCAGACACTGACAAGCCGGTGTGGTACGGGTGGCGGTAATGTCCCGATGGTTATGGATGCTGTTGAAAATTCAGTGGAAAGCCAGGTGAAAGATGTTGAAAACTCCCCGGCGGTCACGTTAAAGATCCGTTCCGGATGTGAAGGTGGCGGAAAGGGAGCCATCTGGCAGGAAGAAAAGTCTGCCACTCTTGGCTGCAACAACGACCAGACACTGTTCGTTCCGAAATGCTATGGTGTCTGCTCAAAAGCCAGCCACTCCATGATGTCCGACAATCCGCACAGCGGTTTTTATGAAGCGGAGACCTCCCGGACACTGGATCGCAGCGGTGGAGACCCGACTTGCAATCAGGGCGGCATCTGTGTGGTAGAGCCGGTCGCCTTTACTCAGAATCAGAGGGATGAAGTCCGGGATCTGGGAGATAAGTCGGCGGCACTGGCAGCAGAGCCGGGGATGAAGCAGCAGACATTCGTGGCACAGCCGGAAGATGTGACAGCTTTCCATGTGAACCAGCGCAATGAGCTGATTGACCTGCATGGCAAGTCCGGGGCTTTGATGGCGACCCGGAGTGATCAGATGCAGACCTTTGTCCTGCAGGGCAACATGATCGGTCGCAAAGATGAGAATGGCCCACAGGGGGATGGTGTCAATGAGGATGTCTGCTTTACACTGGATGCCACTGACCGCCATGCAGTCTGCGCACCGGAGGATGTGTATGCCATGACCACCGGCTCCTATATGCAGGTGGCAAAAGAAGTCGCACCGACTCTGATGGCACGGGATTACAAAGACCCGACCACCATCGCACCGGCACCACATCTGAACGAGGGTGTGGCTGGTACTGTGGCGACCGGGGCACATCCCAGCGGCTTCAATGGGCAGGATGCTTTCAATGACCGTCTGGTCATCGACAACCCGGAGGCACAGTCCACCCCTGTGACCTACACCGTCCGCCGCCTTACACCGACCGAGTGTGCCAGACTGCAGGGCTTCCCGGACTGGTGGTGCAGAGACCTTGGAACGGAGAATCCGACCGAGGAAGAGCTGGCGTTCTGGACAGATGTGTTTGAAACGCACCGCAAGATCGTGACCCATGCCAAGAAGCCGAAGACGGAGAAGCAGATCCGGAAATGGCTGGCTGACCCGTATACGGATTCGGCAGAGTACCGTATCTGGGGTAACGGCATTTGTTTGGCCAACGCATTTTTTGTTCTGGCCGGCATCGCATGGTGTGCAGGTCTGGAAGAATAAAATGGCCCACTATATTACAAGGTAGAAAGGCTACCAAGTGATATGGCGGGCTTACATATCGGGACTATTTACACAAATGAGTTAGCATCTCATTGTGTAAAGGGTCGAACATAAAGATTATTCGGAAATGGACTTGCTATTTGCCCGGTTCAGAGTGATATATGTGCTACCGAAAAAACATCGGGATGCACAAAAACAAAATAATGAAAAAGGAGCGATGAATTATGTTGAAGTTTGAACTAAATGTAGAGGAGCGCAAAACACTGGCAAAGCGGATGGAGGAGCTGACAGGCATCCATCCTTACTACACCAAGGCGCCTCGGTATGCGTATGACATCGGAAATTACACCATTGACCGGGATGGCAACCTGCTGGTGGAGGCGGAAAATGCAGATCTGGAATTGCTGACTACGCTGATGAACGAAGGTCTGATCCGCGGCGGCGAGGATGTGGATGCAGAGACTTTGCAGGAAACTGCAGACGAACAGCCTGCGGTAGACCTTGCCGAGGGTGTCCAGATGATTCCGGCAGTACATCCAAATGAGCAGGAGACCTGTGAAGGGGATTCAGAAGAAGCCGAGGAAGATGGGGAATCCGAAATGGAGAGTGCAGAGCAAATTCCATCGGAAGAAGGTGAGGAACAGCCTGTGGCAGAGGAAGCAATCCCTCTGGATGCGGATTTTTCTTTCCCGATCAGCCAGCATAACGGCGTATCGCTTCGCAACCTGGTCAATCTGATCTACAGCAGAGGGGAACTCGTCAGCAAGGCAACGGACGGCATTTTCCTTGCCGATAAGGGGCTGGTGGATGCCTTGAAAGATGACAGCTGCACTTATGCGGTAGCAAATTTCATTCATGCGCTCAAAGAGTATGAAGAACAGCATGGTGCTTCCCTGGAAGGCTTGACGATCACAGATGAGAAAGTTACCTTTACAGGTTTCCCGACTGCACCGGATTATGACCACCTGACTGCATTCGGACACCTTGCGATTCTGATGAACCAGCAGGCTATCAGCCAGAAGCGGATTCAGGCAAAAGAGGTGAACGATTCCAATGAGAAATACGCTTTGCGAACTTGGCTTCTGCGCCTTGGCATGAATGGCCCGGACTTCAAGCAGACCAGAAAGATCTTGATGGAGAACCTTTCCGGCCATGCGGCTTTCCGCACAGATGAGGAAGCACAGAAGTTCCTTGCAAGGGAAAAGGCAAAACGGGATGCCCTGAAAGCCGCGAAACAGGCGGCACAGGAGGGCAGTGCCTCCGCTGGGGAAACGATTGCATCAGCAGATGCCGAGCCGACACAGCTCGGCTGTGGGGCAGACACGGCGCAGATGCTGGAGGCGGGAGCGTAAGCTCTCAAGCCCCCAGTGGGGGCCGGAAAATATGCGAGACCCTCTTCCATTGTACTGATATTAGCTCTGAAAATGTACATTATCAAGCGGATAAACTGCAGAAATGTACACGATCATTCCTCTCAATATTTGTCGAATATATGTTCTTTTATGGCCTTGCTATTATGTGCACCTGACGGTAATATGCACATACCGAAAGGGAAAACAAGGAAAAAGCAAAGGAGAACATACCATGAACGATAAAACAAGAGAGCAGATTGAAGCCATGAAGAACCAGACCATCGGAGTTGAGATCGAGATGAACAACATCACCAGAGAAAAAGCGGCAAGAAAGGTCGCTGATTACTTCGGAACCAGAGCATGGAACGCCGCCAGCGAGTACGGATATTACAGCTGGGCTTGCAAAGACCAGCAGGGCAGGGTTTGGAAATTTCAGAGGGATGTGAGCATCTACGGGCCAGACGCAGAAAAATGCGAACTGGTCACCCCGATCCTCACCTACGACGACATCGAACCCCTGCAGGAAATCATCCGACTGCTCCGCAAGGCAGGCGCAAAGAGCGGCCCAAGCCGCGGATGCGGGGTCCACATCCACATTGGCAAAGGCGACCACACCGCAAAGACCATCCGCAACCTTGTGAACATCATGGCGGCACACGAACAGCAGATCGGAAGAGCCATCCGGATTGATGCAGGACGCACCGGACAATATTGCCGGGTAGTCGACCACCGCTTCCTCGACCGGCTGAACCGCGAGAAGCCGACCACCATGCGCAAGCTGGAAGACATCTGGTACGAAGGCAACGGTTCCAGCTGGGAAAACCGGAATGTCCACTACAATTCAAGCCGATACCATATGCTGAACCTCCATGCCACCTTTACAAAAGGGACCATTGAATTCCGCCTTTTCCAATTCGCAGACCCAGCGGACGGAAAGCGCAACGGACTGCATGCCGGTGAGATGAAAGCTTACATCCAGCTTTGCCTCGCAATGAGCCAGCTTGCCAAGATGGTCAGAACAGCAAGCCCGAAGCCCCAGCAGACCGACAACGAAAAGTACGCGATGCGGTGCTGGATGCTGAGGCTGGGATTCATCGGGGATGAATTTGCAACGGCAAGGGAGATTCTTCTGCGGAACATGGAGGGCAACGCATCCTGGCGGAACAAATAAGCCAGGATGCACGGGCACCTTTTGGGCGGGAAACCGCCCTTGAGGTGGTAGAAGGAGGTGCAGGTTTATGAAAAGCACGTTAAAAAATGAAAACACACCGGGTGGCAGAACCTTTAAGGTGACCATCACCGAGACCTACCAGAGAACGGTGACCATTTATGAATCCGAGATGAAAGAGCCGACCGTGGAGGAAGCACAGCGTGTGGCAGAGGACTGGTGGCAGGACAGCCAGATCGAGCTTGGGACAGAGGATTTCCAGGGCGTGGAATTCACTGGCAGGGAGGACGGTGAGGCAGATGTTTGAACTGATCAGCCGAGTCCCATCCAAATATTACCTTGCCTATGGAAGCAACCTCGACATGGAGCGGATGGGAAAGAGATGCCCTTACGCTGTGGTGGTCGGCACGACCGAGATCAAGGGCTACCGGCTCCTGTTCAAAAAGAGTAAGACCGGCTGCTATGCCACCATCGAGCAGGACGCCAATGAAAGCGTACCGGCGGTGGTCTGGAAGCTCTCGGAATATGATGAGCTCCTGCTGGACCGGTACGAGGGTTGCCCAAGATACTATTACAAGAAGCAGTTCCAGCTTCCGGTCTGGAACCTGAACGGGAACCGCATGAAAAAGGCAAAGCCCTGCACCGCTTATGTGATGCACGAGGACCGGCGGCTTGGCTGCCCGGATGCCGAGTATTTTGAACTGCTGCACGGCGGATACAGCGACTGGGAATTTCCGCTGGACACACTGAAGCGTGGACTGGCAGCCAGCATCGGAAGGGCGGAAGCCATCCGGTATCTGAAGAAGCGGCAGATGATGTAAGAGTACACGATCACAGGGAAAAAACATTGTGCAGTATATGATGCTCATCGGCCTTGATAAATCAGGGCAAAAGAGTGATATATACCATACCGCCAGACAAGAGCGGAGAAAACCGAAGGGAGAGATTCAAATGAAGAACAAGAAATATTACATCGCCTACGGCAGCAACCTGTCGGTGGAGCAGATGGCATACCGGTGTCCGGATGCAAAAATAGCAGGACAGGCGGTGCTGGCAGGCTGGGAGCTTTTGTTCCGAGGCTGCGCTACCATCGCACCGAACCCGAAGAAGAACACGCCGGTTCTGGTGTGGGAGATCTCGGAAAGGGACGAAGAGAACCTCGACCTCTATGAGGGCTACCCGAACTACTACCGCAAGGAAGACCTGAACATCGAACTGCTCCGGGAAGGGGCAGAGCCGGAGATGGTGACCGCAATGGTCTACATCATGGAGAACGACTTCGGACATCGCGCACCGAGCCGGTATTACTACAAAGTTTTGCATGACGGCTACAAGGCATTCCACTTCCCGATGCACATCCTCGAAGGTGCACTGAAGGAGTGCATGGATAAGGATGCCGCCCAGAAGATGATCGAGGAGGTGCAGGCATGAATTTCGCAGATCAGAAAACAGTCGAACGCCTTCGGGCAGAATTCCCGGTCGGATGCCGGATCGTCCTCGATGAGATGGATGACAGGCAGGCAACGCCCATCGGAACGCAGGGAACCTGCAACGGGGTCGATGATGCCGGAAACATCTTAGTGAGCTGGGATACCGGAAGCCATCTGAACGTTGCCTACGGTGCGGACAGTTGCCACCGTGTGGCTTCGGAAACCGAGGTCAAGGTGTCGCTCGACCGCCTTGGTAAAACGCGACAGACCGGCCCACGTTGCCCCAGGTGCGGAGCAAAGCCCGACTGCTACGACCATCAGCAGCAGGCACTCAGCCGAAGGGCGGACATCCAGATCTGCAACCGCTGCGGAACGGAGGAAGCGTTAGAGGACATTGCATGGGGTGGACAGCAGAAGATGCAGCTTGCAGACTGGGCAATCGTGAAAGGGGGCTGGGTCGAATGAAAGTCCTTCTGATCAAACCGATGGAGCATCCGCATGTGGTGGACATTGAAAACTCCCTGAAAGAGTTCTACCGCATCCTCGACTGCGACTGCATCACAGCCACGTACCCGTGGGAAGCGGATGCCGTGGCACTGGTAACGGACGACAATGGGATGTTCACTGAGAAGCCGTTCAGCCGGTACATTCCGGAGCTGGAGCAGCCCATCAAGGGAAACTTCTTCATCTGCGGACTGGGAGAGGAGGATTTCGCAGAGCTGCCCCAAGACCTTATCCAGAAATTCAGGGAACGATTCTGGGTGCCGGAGGCATTCGTCAGCATGTTCGGGCAGATGGCAGTCATCCAGATGGATGACGGAACGAAGCCGGAATAAGATACCACAATCAGAAAAAATACCCTCTCGGCCAGAAAAGACCGGGAGGGCTTGGTTTAACAGGAGGAGCCTATGGGACACAGAAAGATGCCGGCTTATGGCGAGAGGGAACACGGCGGCAGATACGTTCTGGATGAATACGAATGGTCGAGAAATCACTGCAAGGCAGTAACCATCCGCAGATGGAAAAGGGACCTGAAAAAGAAAGCCAGAGCGCATAACCGCAGGGTGATGCATCAGGCAATACGGGGCGAAGCCGATTAGACGGAAAATGGGGGCCTCAAAAGAATGAGAACCCCTTTCCAGTTTACTGTATATTACCTCTGGAAAGCAACAATAGCAAGGAGAACCGCCGCCATAATGTACACAAACATCTGGCAGCGGTTTTGTGTATCATACCAAACCAAAACGGGGGATACGAGGCAGAGCCCCAGCTTCTGCTGGGGAGCCTCTGAGGGATTCCTTAGAAGAAATCCCTCATGCTCATGCCGACCTCGTTCAGTCGTTCCTCCATGCTGTGGTAGTGCCAATCCTCTTCCTCAAGCTCCTCTGGAAAAGGGTCGTGCTGCCATCCGGCTTTCTGGTATTCTTCTTCCCGGATGTCGTTGCGGTCGTAAATGTCCAGCTCGTATTCTTCTTCAAGCTCTGCGATGCGGTTTTCGATTGCGTTTTCAACTTCTGTAATGGTCTTTTTCATGGGTTTTGTCCTCCGTTTTTGGTTTGGTTTTCTTTGCTTTCGTTGTGTGTATAATGCCGCAGAAACACATATATAGCAAGTCAATCAGGGGTCATATATGTACCAAACATGAAGGGGGAAGATCGTTGATAATATGACGTTTTATGGCCTTGCTATCACAGGGCGGTGACGGTAATATACAGCTACAAAAAGCAAAGGAGGACAGCAGAATGGCTGATTGGAGAACATGGAAAAAAGGGAGAAAGACAACATGGCACTGGAACGAATTCGATGGAAGCGGAAGCCGGGAAGGGATCATCACCGAGGTTCATGAAGACCACGCGATCATGGAAGCAGACGGCATGCACCTTTGGATCGACGATGACACAGCAGAGATGTTCAGCTAAGAAAAACGGGGAGGGAAACCTCCCCGGATAAACACATAAATCCACCAGATCAAGGTGCAGATGATCGTGTACTTTAGCCGCTTGATAGTATCCGGCAGTGACGGTAATATACAGCTACCAAAACGAAAGGGGCAAAGAACATGGAACGCTACACTTACGAGATCACTTTTACACGGCTGGATGGACAGCCAGATGAAATCCAGCAGCACACCAGCGAGGAGCTGGCAAGAGAATGCTTCCGGCTTTTCGATGAGCCAGACAGTGCAGAGATGTACAGCAAAATCGAACTTAGCCGCCACGACTGGGAGACAGCCACGGATGAGATTCTGGAAACGATGACATTCTGAGAGGAGGAAAATACAATGACCTACACAAAAATCAACCTTTACCTTGCGAACGGAATCCCAGAGGCGCTCAGCAACCTTTGGTACGGAAGCGACAGCTCGGTGGTCGAGATCAGGGATGCCGTTGAGGATGCGAAGAACGGCAAAGACCTTCTGAACCGCATCCAGAAGATGAAGCTCCTGCGGAAATTCACCCTCGACAGGGAGACCGACAAGCGAATCCGCTTCAAGGGCACGGACTGCTGGGACAACGTAAGCTACCTCGAAATCATCCGCTAAAGGCAAGACCGACAGGCGCAAGGGGCTGGAAATGACCAGCCTTTTGCTCGTGTCTGTCTTCCGAAAGCCGACATAAAAAGCACATAAATATGACAATTACAGGATTGAATGATTGTGTAGTTTAGCCGCTTGATAGTGCTCCGGGGTGACGGTAATATACAGTCACCGAAAGGGGAAAACAACAAAAACGGAGGATAAGACAATGACGAAGAACGAAGACCGCATCAATAAACTTTTCAAGGAACTGGTACCGGAGACGGGCAAGGCGGACAGCCTCGCAGGGGAGCTGGTAAGGGCAATGAGCCGCATCGGATACCGCTTTTACAACGACGGTGACCAGCTGGGCATCGGCTACGGCAAGGAAACCTGCAACCCTGCAGGGCGGTTCCTTGGAGCCAAGGGAAACGACAAAATCGCAAAGCTGACTGCAGATGCCTGGGCAGTTTACAGCGAGGAAGCCTACGAAAAGGTTCTGGACATCCTTTGCGGAGCGGTTGCCGACTATGTCGAGCAGAACCCAGACCTTAAAAACCAGCCGACCGAAGATATGTGGGACTTCAAGGATGAGGAAGAAGACCAGGATGACAGCTGGGATGAGGAAGAAGATGACTGGGACGAAGAGGACTACGACGAGGAAGACTACTAAGCCAGAGAAACACAGGGGGCTTGCCGGAAACGGCGGCCCTTTTCCTCTGTCATAATCCTTACAGATCCGGGCGGTCATCTTTGTGTAGTATAGCCGCTTGATAGTGTGTGACATAGACGGTAATATGCACATACCGAAAGGGAAAACAAAGAAAAACGGAGGAAACCACCATGAAGAAGAACATCACCAAGGAAGAAGAAAAAGCCCTGCTGGAGATCACTAAGCGCCTGCTGGCAGCGGTAGACAGCCGGGGCGACCTCGAAGCCCGCGATAATGACAGCGAGGACTTCATTGAGGTTCCGGTCTGGGGCATCCAGAAAGCAATGGAGGAAGCCTACTTGCTGGGACGGATGACCAGATAAACCGACAGCCCCCGACACAGCCCTCACACAGAGGCTTGTGCCACGGGTGGCAAAATGATCCGGATGAACCGACAGCGCCCCACACAGGGGCAGATGTGGCGGTGTGGATGCGCCAGAAAGAGGAGAAGCATATGGAAGAACGGATGATGGATACCATCGTGGAAATCTACAACCACATGGATGACAGCGATAAGGATGCCTTCACACTGGAGGATGCCGAGGATATGGTGGAAGACCAGATCAGGATGGACAAGGAAGCCGGACGGGAGCCGCTGGCATATGACCCGCAGTTCTTCTACGATACCATTGTGGAACTCATGGAGCAGGATGTAGAATGATGTACGTTTTGCCTGGTATTCCGGGCAGAAGATCGTGTACTTTAGCCGCTTGCTATCCTTTGCACCTGACGGTAATATGCACATACCGAAAGGGAAAGACCCCAAGAAAAAAACGAAAACACGGAGGATTTACCATGAAAAAGCATTTGATCGACTTCCCGGAAAACAACATCAGCATCGAGAGTTTCTACGAACGACTCAGACCTTGCTACGACAGCATCATGCAGTTCGGTGACCGGGTTCTGGTTGCCCAGATGAACTGGAACGGCATGCTGGAAGGAGCGGTATATGGCTTTGTGGAAGACCCAGAGGAAGGCTGGTCACCGATTGAGTGCCGACTGGAACTTCTGAAGATTTCCGATGAGACCTACACGGATGCCGGTCACGCAATCGAGTGGTGCATCAAGAACGCACACTGAAAAAGGGCAGAGCTCCTTCGGGGGCTTTTGCTCGTAGTGGCGGATTCTTCCAGTGTGGAAATATACATAAATCCGACAAAAAGAGGTGTGTATGATCGTGCAGCATAGCCGCTTGCTATATCCGGGCGGTGACGGTAATATACAGTCACAACGAAGGGGAAAGCCCTACGGAAAACAAAACACACGGAGGATACAGACCATGACGAACAAAGCAAAAACCTACCTTAAGAACATTCAGGGAGCCGATACCGAGAAGAAGCTGATCGGCATCGAGATCGCCTTCAAGCAGGACATGACCCTCAGCTGCAGCGACCTCGGAAGCCTTTGCAGGGCGGCAGAGGACAGGCGGTACAGCCTGCGGAACAACGAGGAAACGCTGAAGCTGAAGCAGATCCTTTTCTTCCGGACGAAAGCGGAAATGGATGCCTACCATGACATGAGCCACAAGCCGGAAGATTGGACGGAAGCGGAGATCAAGCAGCAGAGAAGCCGCTTCTGCAGCGTCTGGCAGGTCATCGAGGAAGCGGAGCTGGTCGATGAATACGAGGCTTGGAAGGAAGCCAACCCCAACGCATAACAGCACCCAAAAGGTACACGCCCCGAAAAGGGGCTGTGCCTCGTATCCGATGTGTTTTATATAGATTTCAAGGACTTCTTCGGAGGTCCTTTTTCTTTACCCAAATTTCAGGAGAGGAGGGGAAGCCAATGGCTACCAGAGGCAGAAAACCAAAGCCGACCGCCATGAAGGAACTGGAAGGCAATCCAGGCAAGCATCCGCTGAATACCAGCGAACCGAAGCCCAACAAGAAAGCACCGGCCTGTCCGAAGTGGCTGGAGCCGGAAGCAAAGAAAGAGTGGCGCAGACTTGCCAAACAGATGGAAGCCATCGGCATCCTGACCGAAGTGGACATGGCGGCCTTCGCCGGTTACTGTCAGGCGTATGCCCGATGGAAAGAGGCAGAGGAGTTCATCACCCAGCACGGCACCATTGTCAAGACCCCGTCCGGCTACTGGCAGCAAGTGCCGCAGGTGTCCATTGCTCAGACCTATCTGAAAATCATGAATAAGTTTGCCGAGCAGTTCGGCCTGACCCCATCCTCCCGAAGCCGGATCATTGCTTCGGACGGTGGTCCTGCGGATGCAGCCGATGAGATGGAGAATCTGCTGGGAGGAGGTGGAAGCTGATGGCAGAGTGCAGACCGAAAAACTATCCGAAACTGAAGAACTATAAGCCCAGCCGGTTCATGCTTCCGACCTGTCACTACGATGCGGCCAAGGCTGACCGGGCAGTGACTTTTATCGAAAACCTGCGCCATACCAAAGGCAAGTGGGCAGGCAAGCGGTTCTGGCTGCTTCCTTGGCAGGAGCAGATCATTCGGGATGTGTTCGGCATTGTGGATGAAAAAGGGAACCGTCAGTTTCGCACGGCTTATGTCGAAATCGGTAAGAAAAACGGAAAGTCAGAGCTTGCCGCTGCGGTGGCCTTGTATCTGCTTTTTGCCGATAACGAGCCGTCTGCCGAAGTCTATGGTGCGGCGGCTGACCGCCAGCAGGCATCCATCGTTTTTGATGTCGCCCATCAGATGGTGCAGATGACCCCAGCACTTTTGAAACGGTGCAAGATCATGGCGGCCACCAAGCGCATTGTGAACTACGGGAATGCAGGATTCTACCAAGTCCTGTCTGCTGAAGTTGGTACGAAGCACGGCCTGAATGTGTCGGGTCTTGTTCTGGATGAGGTACATGCCCAGCCAAACCGAAAGCTCTACGATGTCCTTACCAAAGGTTCTGGTGATGCCCGTGAACAGCCGCTATTCTTCCTGATTACCACGGCCGGCACGGACAAAGAAAGCATCTGCTACGAACTGCACATGAAAGCACTTGATCTGCTGAACGGCCGCAAGATTGACCATACTTTTTATCCGGTAGTCTACGGCCTGACCGATGAGGATGACTGGCACGATGAAGCCAACTGGTATAAAGCCAATCCGTCTCTCGGACAGACCATCCAGATCCAGCGTGTCCGGGATGCGTATCAGGAAGCATTGGATAACCCGGCAGAGGAGAATGTATTCAAGCAGCTTCGTCTGAATATGTGGGTGTCCTCGCTGACGAGATTTATCCCGGAACACATCTACAACCTCGGAAACCAGCCAATCGATATGGAAGCCCTCAAGGGCCGTGACTGCTATGGCGGACTGGACTTGTCCAGTACCGGAGACATCACGGCTTTTGTGCTGATGTTCCCGCCCAGAGTTCCAGAGGAGAAATACATCATGCTTCCGTTCTTCTGGATACCGGAGGACACGATCCCCCAGCGTGTGCGCAGGGCATCCGTTCCGTATGATGTCTGGTATCAGCAGGGCTACCTGATGGCGACCGAGGGAAATGTCATCCACTACGGCTTTATCGAAAAAGTCATCGAGGAGCTTGGCAAGACTTATCACATTCTGGAGATTGCCTTTGACCGATGGGGAGCCGTGCAGATGACTCAGAACCTTGAGGGGATGGGCTTCACAGTCATTCCTTTTGGTCAGGGATTCAAAGATATGAGCCCGCCTACCAAGGAGTTTTACAAGCTCCTGATGGAAGGGCGTATTACCCACGGCGGCAATCCGGTCATGGCATGGATGGCGGGGAATGTGGTCGTGGATACCGACCCGGCGGGCAACATCAAGCCGACCAAGGCAAAGTCGCCGGAGAAGATTGATGGTATCGTCGCTGCGATCATGGCACTGGATCGCTGTATCCGAAATGAAGGACAGCAGCAGGGAAGCGTCTACGACGAACGTGACATGATCGTTTTTTGATATGAAGATTTGGAGGAAAACACAATGAAGTATCTGATGAGCGCAGAATGGTGGAAGGCAGCCGGTATCCGTGCTGCAAAGACGATGTTCCAGACCGGCGCGGCCCTGGTCGTGACACAGATGCCCGGCGGCACGGTGGACTGGATGGCGGTCGGCAGTGCAGTGATCGTGGCAGGCGTTGCGTCCCTCGGCACCAGCCTTGCCGGTCTGCCGGAGCTGGAGAAAGGAGATAAGGCTTAATGGGATTCTGGGAATGGATGGGGTTTGAGAACCCAAGGGATTCTCCCAAAACAGAACAGCCAAAAGAAGGTCTGCCGCAGGTCACGGATAACGTCCGCGATTCCGGGCAGACCTTTGTGTTTGGCCGTTCCAATGCCGGGGAGCAGGTGGATGAGAAAGCCGCCATGCAGATTCCGACTGTGTATGCCTGTGTCCGTCTGTTGGCAGAGTCCATTGCGGCACTGCCGCTGCATCTGTACCGGGTGACAGACGATAACGGCAACAAGGAAAAGGCGAGGGATCATCCACTGTACAAGATTCTGTATCGCCAGCCCAACCCAGAAATGACATCCTTTGTATTCTGGGAAACGCTGATGACCCATCTGCTTCTTTGGGGCAACGCCTACGCACAGATCGTCCGGGACGGAAAGAATACAGTACTGGGTCTGTATCCGCTTTTGCCGGAAAACGTCGAGGTGGATCGGGACGAAAGCGGAGAACTCTACTATATCTACCACGCATACACGGACGAAGTTCCGGGAGAGCAGAACAAGGATATCTACTTTCGTCGGGACGAGATCTTTCATGTGCCGGGACTGGGGTTCAATGGTCTGATCGGTTTCTCGCCAATCGCCATGATGAAGAACAGCCTCGGCACTTCCATTGCGGTGGATAAGTACGGCTCTTCCTTTTTCAAGAACGGCGCACAGCCCAGCGGTGTACTGGAACACCCTGGTGTCTTAAAAGACCCGAACCGTGTCCGGGATAACTGGGAGGCCGCATACGGCGGTGCCGCCAATGCCCACCGTGTGGCTGTGCTGGAAGAGGGCATGGCCTACAAGCCAATCTCCCTGCCGCCAGAGGACAGCCAATTCCTCGAAACAAAGCAGTTCTCTGTGACGGAGATCTGCCGCATCTTCCGTGTGCCTCCGCATCTGGTGGCCGACCTGTCGAGAGCTACTTTTTCCAACATTGAATACCAGTCGCTGAATTTTGTGATGCATTCCCTGACCCCGTGGCTTGTCCGCATTGAGCAGGGCATCATTAAGGATCTGCTGCTGGAAGAGGAGCAGGACACCTACTTCCCGAAATTCAATGTGGACGGTCTGCTCCGTGGCGACTACCAGAGCCGGATGAACGGCTACGCGACAGGAATAAGCAACGGCTTTCTTTCTCCGAATGATGTGCATCGTCTTGAGAACATGGACCTCATCCCGGCAGAGGAGGGAGGAGATGACTACTACCTGAACGGCGGGTATGTGAAACTGAAAGACGCCGGGGTGGCACAGCAGAATAAAGCTGCGTCAGTCCAGCAGAATCAGCCCAAGCAAACACAGTCGGAGGAGCAAGACCCGGAAGAAGAACCTGACAGCGATAACCGGCTGAGTGAGAGTAAGCCACGGAAAAATGGAAGGAGAAACCGATGAAGAAATTCTGGAACTGGATCAAAAACAGTGACGACACCAGAATCCTCCGGCTGGAAGGCCCCATCGACGAGGAATCGTTCTGGGGCGATGAGATCACGCCGCAGATGTTCCGGGATGAGCTGGAATCCGGCGAGGGGGATCTGACCGTCTGGATCAACTCTCCGGGCGGCAATGTGTTCGCCGCTGCCGAGATTTATACCATGCTGAAGGACTACAAGGGCAGTATCACGGTCAAGATCGATGCGATTGCGGCATCTGCCGCATCTGTTGTGGCAATGGCCGGTGACACTGTCCAGATGAGTCCCGTTGCCATGCTGATGATCCATGACCCCAGCACGGTTGCGATGGGCAATACCAAGGACATGGAAAAGGCCATCGAGGTGCTGACCGAGGTCAAGGAAAGCATCATCAATGCCTATGCTGCAAAGAGCGGACTCAGCCACGCCCGCATCGCCAACCTCATGAGCAATGAGACCTGGATGAATGCGAAGAAGGCGGTGGAGCTGGGCTTTGCAGACGAGATCCTTTTTGAAAAGAAAGAGGAGGAGCCGGACAGTGACCCGGCAGACCCGGAGAATCCGGAAGAAGACCCTGACAGTGAACCGGGCGAGGGCGAAGAAAAGAAGCCGTTCCAGAAGGATACGGCAGGGCACCTTTTCTCCAGCCGTCAGATGGATCTAATCGTCCTGAACCGTCTGGGTGTGAAGCCGGAACAGACCGAGCCAAAAGCCAAAGAGCCGGAGAAAACCCCTCCGACAGAACCGCCTGCCAATCCGGGGCCTGTCCTTGACATGGACGGCAAGACCGAGGATGGCAGTATCCCCTACAATATCCTGATGAAGCAGCTTGAGTGCATGAAGTGATGTGCATTCAGGCTGTTTTTCATATCACAACCAATCAATTATCTATGGAGGAAATGCACTATGAGTAAGATTCTGGAACTGCGCACCAAGCGCAACACTCTCTGGGAGCAGACCAAGGACTTTCTGGAGAAGAACCGCGGCGAGAACGGTCTGGTAAAGGCTGAGGCCGTGGAGCAGTACAACAAGATGGCACAGGAGGTCAAGGACCTGGGTGCAGAGATCGAGCGTCTGGAGCAGCAGGCACAGATCGAGGCACAGCTGTCCGCACCGACTTCCAGTCCTGTCCACGCTGACCCGAAGAACGGTGCCAAGAAGGATGTCAAGCCGACCGCCACTGCCGAGTATGCCGAAAACTTCTGGAACATGATTCGCAACCGTGGCCATTACGGCGAGGTCCGCAATGCCCTGTCTGTGGGTGAGGACACCGAGGGCGGCTTTACCGTTCCCGATGAGTTTGAAAAGAAGCTGGTGGAGGCACTGGAGGAGAACAACATCTTCCGTGGCATGGCGACCGTCATCCGCACCAGCTCCGGCACCCGCAAGATCCCTATCGCAGAGGATACCGGTGAAGCCAGCTGGATCGATGAGGGCGAGGAGATCCCGGAGAGCGATACCACTTTCGGTCAGACTATGCTGTCTGCGTACAAGCTGGGCACTATGATCAAGATCTCCAACGAGCTGCTGAACGATTCCGCATTCGACCTCGCCACCTATATTGCCCGCCGTTTCGGTGTGCGTATGGGCAACGCAGAGGAGCGCGCCTTTATCACCGGTGACGGTGTGGGCAAGCCTCTGGGTCTGCTGGCTGAGACTGGCGGTGCCAAGGTCGGTGTGACCGCTGCCCAGAAGGATGCCGTTACCTTCGATGAAATCTTCAAGCTCTACTACGCACTGAAGGCTCCGTACCGCAAGAAGGCACAGTTCCTCTGCAACGAAGCCCTGGTGCTGCAGCTGATGACCATTAAGGACAACAACGGCAACTATATCTGGAAACCGGGTCTGGAGATCGGTAAGCCTGATACCCTGCTGAACCGTCCGCTGAAGACTTCCGCCTTCATGCCGGAGATCAAGGGCGGCAGCAAGGTCATGGCCTTTGGCGATTACAGCTACTACTGGGTAGCTGACCGCCAGAACCGCACCTTCCGCCGTCTGAACGAGCTGTATGCCCGTACTGATCAGGTCGGCTTCCTGACCACCCAGCGTGTGGATGGCAAGCTGATCCTGCCTGAAGCCGTACAGCTTCTGCAGATGGCACCGCAGGGCTAAGAAAGCCCGGAAAGGAGGAGCCGGTTATGGCACTGATCCCGCTTTACGAGGCGAAGACCTATCTCCGCGTGGACAGCAGTGATGAGGATACCATGATCGGCATCCTTTTATCTTCTGCGGAGCAGATGTGCAAGGACGTGGGACGTTTATCGGAAGACCAGTGGGAGGCAGTCAATGCCGCTGACCGGGATGTCGAGAACGGGGTACAGCCCACAAGGGAACTGGAAGCCTTGCGCAGTACCTGCCGTGTGGCAATTCTGTATGCGCTGGGCTATCTGTATGAACACCGGGACGAAGCCGACCACCATCAGCTGATGCTGACGCTTCGTTCCATTCTGTTTGCTGTGAGGGAGGGGGTGTTCTGATGATCGAGAAACTGAATGAGCGGATCACGATCGAGAAAAGCACGGTCGTGACCGATAAGGTCGGAAACCATCGGAACACATGGGAGGAATATTTCACCTGCTTTGCCTACGCTTCGACCTATCAGGCGCAGGAAGACGAGGGTGAGGTCACAGCCGAACAGAAGAGCGTGGTGTTCACGGTCCGGTGGTGCAGTGAGACGAGAGGTCTGACTTCCACCGGTTACCGTATCCGCTTCCGGGAGCAGCTCTACAATATCGAATCCGTTGACCCGATGAACTATCAGAAGAAGATCCTGAAGATTCATTGCCGTTTGGAAAGGAGGCAGCCAGATGAGCAGAACCGTCAGCATCGATGAGATGGCAGATGCCATCAATGAAGGCCTGAAAGAGTATGCGACCCTTGCCTCCACCGAGGTCAAGAAGGCTGTGAGAAAATCAGCCAAGACCGTCAAGGAGCAGATTCAGTCCGGCGCACCGTCCAGAACGGGAGCATACAAAGGAAGCTGGGTGGCGACCAAACAGTCGGAATCCAGCCAGAGCCTTCAGATGGTGGTGCATTCCAAGAACCGCTACCAGCTGGCACATCTGCTGGAAAAAGGCCATGCCAAGCGCGGCGGTGGCCGGGTGGCAGGAAGACCGCATATCGCTCCGGCAGAACAGGCTGGTATTGAGCAGCTCCAATCCCTTATCGAAAAGGCACTGAAATAGGAGGAGTCTATGACCCACGAAGAAGTAAAAGCTCTGGTGGAGGAGATGGGGCTTCCCTATGCGTATGACCATTTCGCAGAAGGGGAGAGCCCTGATCCACCGTTTATCTGCTTCCTGTATCCGAAAGCCGAGAATTTCGGTGCGGATAACCTTGTGTACCATCACTTCAACCGGCTGGACATCGAGGTGTACACCGACTACAAAGACCCGGATATGGAAGCAAATATTGAAGAAGTCCTGACCGCACACGAACTCTACTATGAGAAAAGCGAGGTCTGGATCGAAACAGAAAAAATGTATGAAGTCCTGTATGAGCTGACTGTCTGAGTCAGCCAGCAGGCTATTTTTATGGGAGGATTCTATGGCAAACAAGAAAAGCAACAAGGTCAAATTCGGCCTGAAAAACTGCCATTATGCAAAGGCAACCTTTGACGAAGATGGCAGTGTCACTTACGCAAAGCCGGTCCGCATCCCCGGTGCAGTCAGTCTTTCGATGGATGCCAATGGCGAGATCGAGCCGTTCTATGCAGACAATATCGCCTACTATGTCGTGAATAACAACTCCGGCTACGAGGGGGATCTGGAGATCGCACTGATCCCGGAGAGCTTCCTCACGGATATCATGCACGAGGAGCTGGATGGCAACGGTGTGCTTGCTGAGAACGCCAACGTGGAACTGGAGCATTTCGCCTTCCTGTTCGAGTTCGATGGCGACCAGCGCCACATCCGTCATGTGCTGTACAACTGTGTGGCAAGTCGTCCGTCCATCGAGGGTGAGACCAATGAGGACAGCAAGGAAGTCAAGACGGATACCCTGAACCTGCAGGCAACCCCTCTGGCAAACGGTTATGTCAAGGCAAAGACCGGCACCAACACCACTGATGATGTCTATAACAAGTGGTACGATGCGGTCTATGAGCCGCAAGCAGAAGCTGTGGACACCGAAGACACCAGCCATACCGAGGAACCGCAGGGCTAAGTGACCAATTCACACCGCAGGGCTTCGGCTCTGCTTACATTATTATAAAGAGGTATATGACTATGAAGAAGATTTTTCCTTTGTTCGCAGTGATCATCGTTCTGGTGCTGGCTGTCTGCTCGTTCCACATCATCCCCACCGGTTACACGGGCGTGAAGACCAGCTTCGGTCAGATTCAGAAAACTACCATTCAGAGTGGCAAGCTCAACTTCTGCATTCCCTTTGTGCAGAGTATCCACAAGGTCAACAACAAGCAGCAGGATAAACACATCGAGGCGCAGGTCTGGGGCGAAGCCTCCGACAAGACTCCTGTGTATGCGGCTGATGTGATCGTGACCTATCAGGTGCTTCCTGAGAAGAGTGCATGGCTGTATGCGAATGTGTCCGACATCAAGAATCTGGTCGGTGACGAACTGGTGGCATCGGCAATCAAGTCTGCGATGGCAGAACTTGGTCCCAATGAGGTAACCAACCGTACCAAGATCGAGCCTCTGGCACAGCAAAAGCTGGCAGAGTCCCTTGTGCAGAAATACGGTGAGGACGTTGTATTCGTAAACAAGGTGGTCATCAACGACATGAATTTCGAGGATGCCTATAACGAAGCCATCCAGCAGAAGTCCATTGCACAGCAGAATGCAGATAAGCAGAAGATCGAGAATGAAGCCGCCATTGCCAAGGCAGAAGCGGATAAGCAGGTGGCGATCACCAATGCAGAGGCGGAAGCACAGAAAACTTCCATTGCCGCAGACGCACAGGCAGAGGCAAACCGCAAACTGGCAGAAAGCCTGTCCGATACGCTGATCGATTACCAGAAGGTTCAGAAGTGGGATGGAAAGCTTCCTACTGTGAGCGGCGGTAATGCACTGGTCAGCATTGACCCGGCAGAGTAAGAAACACGATATACGGCAGGGCTTCGGCTCTGCCAATTTTACATGAAATTTATGGAGGATTACGATTATGGCAGTTACAAAGAAAATCGAGATCGATGGCAAGGAAGTCACCTTTAAGGCAAGTGCCGCTGTGCCTCGCCTGTACCGCATCAAGTTCGGTCGTGACATCTACAAAGACCTGCGCCAGTTGGAAAAGAGCGTGGGGGAGAATGATGAGGACAATTCCAACCTCGACCTGTTCAGTTTGGAGATGTTTGAGGACTTGGCATGGCTGATGGCCCGTCATGCAGACCCGGCAAAGGTGCCGGACAGCCCGGAGGAGTTCCTGGACCAGTTCAACACCTTCTCTATTTATCAGATCCTGCCCCAGCTGATCGAACTGTGGGGTCTGAATGTGCAGACCGAGGTAGAATCCAGAAAAAACCTCGCAAAAGTGAGCGGGAAATGACCACCCCGCTCTTTCTGCTGCGCTGTGTGCAGCTCGGTATCAGCATCGCCGATCTCGACCTGCTGACCATCGGGTTGGTCAATGATATGTTCACGGAACGGCAGAACGACGACTATCCGTACAAAGAGCTGGCTTCGCAAAGTGATTTTGACAAATTTTGACAGAATAAAACTCGACGAGCGTGCATATATTAAACATGAAATAAGCACGCCCGTTTGATTTTGCTTGACTACCGTGCTTATTTCGATTACAATATAAGCACGGAAGGATGGTGATTCTATGAATGAGATGACAAGATTAGTTCAAAATCATGATTACCTTACGCCGAGAATTGCGGGAAAATCTGGAATTTCAAAATTTAAGTTTTACAAATATGTTCGAGAAAACGGATTGGAGCCGGTCAGCCGTGGTGTTTATTCTACGGGAGCGGATTGGGTCGATGAGTTGTATGTGCTTCATAAGAGATGCCCGAATGCTGTTTTTTCACATGACGAGGCTTTTTATTATCATGGTCTGACAGACAGAGAACCGTTTGTCCACACACTTACCATATACAGCGGTTACAATGCACATCGGCTTATAGCGGATGGAAGTTGTAAAGTATATACGGTAAAACGGGAATTACTGGATGTCGGAAAGATCATTGTGAAAGACAACGATGGGAACATGATTCCAATGTATGACTTGGAACGAACGATTTGTGATCTGATGAGAAGCCGGAGCAGTATTGAAGCACAGGATTTCAATTCCGTTCTGAAGACATATGTTTCCAGAAGAGACAAGGACCTAAATCGACTCATGGAATATGCAAAGCTGTTTCGGGTTGATAATGTGATCCGCAGATATATGGGGGTATTATTGTAAAATGCAGCTGACACCAGAACAGGTTAAGGGAAGAATTAAGAATGTGGCAAAGGAAAACAAGGCAGATGCCAGAACGCTCATGCGGATCTATATGATGGAGCGTTTCCTTGAGAGAGTTGCCAGTTCGCAGTACAAAGATAATTTTATCATCAAAGGCGGGATGCTGGTGACAGCAATGGTTGGCGTAGCATTGCGGTCTACGATGGATATCGATACGAGCATAAAAAATCAGAATCTGTCGGCAGAAGATGCCAGACGGATTGTGGATGAAATCAAGGACATCGATCTTGGCGATGGAGTGACCTTTGAGGTTAAGGAAGTTTCCAATATCATGGATGAGATGGAGTATCCGGGTATTCGTTTTACCATGAATGCCGTGATGGGAAAACTTGTGACACCTATGAAAATTGATATTTCTACAGGAGATGTTATTACGCCGAGAGCTATCGAGTATAATTATAAATTGCTCTTGGATGACCGTTCCATCAGCCTTTGGTCATATAATTTGGAAACAATTCTGGCAGAAAAACTTCAGACGGTCCTTGCAAGAGGTCTTTTGAATACCCGAATGAGAGACTTCTATGACATCAAGACCCTGCTTTCTATTTACGAGCAGGACATAGATGCTGATGTGCTGAAAAAGGCATTTGAGGCAACCTGTAAGAAAAGAAGCACCGAAAATCTGAAAGAGGAAGCACCCAAAATTATGGCTGCCGTCAGTGATGACGCACAGTTACATACACTTTGGAAGTCCTACCAGAAGAAATATCCGTATGCTGCTGATATCAGCTATGAGGATATTATGGAGAGCACAATGCTCTTATGGAGTAAAATTCAATAATCGGTAGCAACCCCGTTGGAGAAATCTGACGGGGTATTTTTATACCCATTTTTAGCCTGTCTGTCCCGTGCAGATGGGCTTTTTTCATGCCCACAAGGAGGTGGTTACGCAAATGGCATCCAGAATCCAGGGCATCACCGTTGAGATCGGCGGCGATACCACAAAGCTCTCCAAAGCACTGGAAGGTGTAAACAAGTCAATCAAGGGGACGCAGTCCGGACTGAAGGATGTCAACAAACTCCTGAAACTGGATCCCTCGAATACAGAACTGGTCGTCCAGAAGCAGAAGATGCTGAAGGATGCCATTCAAGCAACCAAGGAAAAGCTGGCAACTCTGAAGACTGCGGCACAGCAGGCGAATGAGCAGCTTGCAAATGGTGAGATCACCCAGCAGCAGTACGATGCTCTCCAGCGCGAGATCGTGGAAACCGAACAGAATCTGCGGTCATTACAGGACCAGGCGGCTACTACCAATGCGACGCTTGCCAAGATTGATGAAGCCGGAGAAAAGCTCCAGAACATTGGATCTTCTGTGGAGAATGTCGGTAAGAAGTTCCTGCCGGTGACTGCCGCTGTAACGGGTCTTGGCACTGCCGCAGTGAAGACCGCAGCCGACTTCGATTCTGAGATGAGCAAGGTTTCTGCCATTTCCGGTGCAACAGGGGATGACTTTGACCAGCTTCGTGCAAAAGCCCGTGAAATGGGTGCAAAGACAAAGTTCTCCGCATCCGAGGCGGCCTCGGCGATGGAGTACATGGCCATGGCCGGATGGAAAACGGGGGACATGCTGAATGGTATCGAAGGTATCATGAACCTCGCGGCGGCATCCGGTGAAGACCTCGCTACGACTTCGGATATCGTCACCGATGCCCTTACCGCTTTCGGTTTGTCTGCGGCGGATTCCGGGCATTTTGCAGATATCCTTGCAGCCGCTTCCTCCAATGCGAACACCAATGTCAGCATGATGGGCGAGACGTTCAAGTACTGTGCGCCTATCGCCGGTGCGCTTGGGTTCTCGGCAGAGGATACCGCAGAAGCCATCGGTCTGATGGCAAACAGTGGTATCAAGGCTTCTCAGGCTGGTACTTCCCTTCGTACCATCATGAACAACCTTTCCGGTGAAGTGACCTTTGTGGGCAAGAACATCGGTGAGGTCACGATTGCGACCAGCAACGCAGATGGCAGCATGAGAAGCCTGAACGACATCCTTGCGGACTGCCGTGTGGCATTCTCCGGGTTGTCGGAATCTGAGAAAGCTGCCAACGCAGAGGCACTGGTCGGCAAGAATGCCATGTCCGGCTTCCTTGCCCTGATGAATTCCAGCGAGACGGACATCAACAAACTGCGTGGAGCCATTGAAAACTGCGATGGCGCATCCGAGAGCATGGCAGAGACCATGCAGGACAACTTAAATGGTCAGCTCACCATCCTGAAATCTCAGCTGGAGGAGCTGGCTATTTCTTTTGGTGATATCCTGATGCCGACCATCCGCAAGATCGTATCAGCCGTGCAGCAGTTCGTGGATAAACTGAACAGCATGGATGAAAGTACCAGGGAAACGATCATCAAAATCGGACTTCTGGCAGCATCCATCGGTCCGCTGCTCATTGTGCTGGGCAAGACCATATCGACCGTCGGCACAGCGATGCGGGGGTTCAGTTCTCTTGCAAAGGGTGTCCGGCTTCTCATCACCCATGTGGGCAGTGCCAGCGGTGTGTTCAGCAAGCTGGGTGTGGTTCTGGGTGGTCTGTCCGGGCCGGTCGTAGCAGTGGTGGCGGTCATCGGCACACTGGTGGCGGCGTTCATGAACCTCTGGAACACCAACGAGGAGTTCCGTGCTGCCATTACCGGTATCTGGAACGACATCGTTTCCAAGGTGAAAGGCTTCTGCGACCAACTGACACAGCGGATCAACGGGCTGGGCTTTGATTTTAAGGATGTCACTGAGGTACTGAAAGCAGTATGGGATGGCTTCTGTCAGGTGCTTGCACCGCTGTTTGAGGGAGCATTCCAGAATATTTCGACCATCCTTGGCGTTGTTCTGGATACCTTACTGGGTCTGTTCGATGTCTTTTCCAATGTGTTCTCCGGCAACTGGAGCGGTGCATGGGAAGCGGCAAAGGGCATCTTCTCCAGTATCTGGGATGGCGTGAAGTCTGTATTCTCTACGACTCTTACCGCATTAAAGAGCGCACTGGATGTGTTCCTTGGTCTGTTCGGTACGGACTGGCAGACTGTCTGGGGCAGTATCAAGAACTTCTTCGAGATCGTGTGGAGCGGAATCAGCAGCTTCTTTTCAAACACAGTTTCTGCTATCCAAAGTGTGGCAACGACTGTGTTCACTGCAGTTTCGAGCTTCTTTACGACTGTCCTTACGAGTATCCAGACGACCTTCAGCACCATCTGGACTGCCATTTCTACAGCAGTTTCGTCTGTGTTGAATACGATCCATACCACGGTGACAACTGTGTGGACGGCGATCTCGACTGCGATTTCTACGGTCATGAACACCATCAGCACGACAATCACTTCGGTGTGGAATGGCATCTACAACACCATGAAACCTCTGTTGGATGCGTTCAAGTATCTGTTTGAGACCATCTGGCAGGCAATCCAGATCCTGATCGGCGCAGCACTGACCGCAATCCAGACGAAGATCACTTCCATCTGGAACGCTATCGTCGCCTTTGTGACTCCGATCCTGACTGGATTGCAGACGACTTTCTCTACGGTTTGGTCTGCAATCCAAACAGCCATCTCCACGGTGCTGACTGCGATCCAGACTGCAGTGACGACGGTGTGGAACGCCATTGTGTCGTTCCTGTCTCCGCTGCTGACTGGCATCCAGACCCGGATGAGTACGGCATGGAATGCGATCAAGACGGTCATCTCGACGGTCCTTTCTGCAATCCAGTCCAAGGTTTCTTCCATCTGGAGCGCCATCAGCAGCAAGATATCCGGTGTGGTAAACAGCATCAAATCGGTGGTTTCTTCCGGCTGGAATGCTATGAAATCCACGGTATCGTCCCTCAGTAACAGCATCAAGAGCGCAGCGACCACAGCTTTTAACTCGATGAAATCCGGGATTTCCTCTACGATCTCCGGCATTAAGACTACCATTACGAATGGCTTTAACAGTGCAGTCTCATTTATCAAGGGTCTGGCTGGACAGGCATTCTCGTGGGGCTCTGACATGATCGGCAACATTGTGTCCGGTATCCAGTCGAGGATTCAGGATGTGGCAAGTGCCGTATCGGGAGTGGCGGACCGTATCCGTTCCTTCCTGCACTTCTCCGTGCCGGACGAAGGACCGTTGGCGGATATGGAAAGCTGGATGCCGGACTTCATGCAGGGACTGGCAAACGGTATCACGACCAACACCAGCCTTGTAACTGCGGCGGCAGAGAACCTGTCCACCACGCTGTCTACCTCCATCACCAACTCCATGAGGGGAGTGGAGCAGGCATACAGTAAGAGCTGGGCAGCCATCAGCCAGACGGTAAGAACCGGAACGGCAGGTGTGAGTGCCGCGATGAGATCCGCATGGAGTTCCATTACGGCCAGTACCACAAGCACATGGAACAGCATCAAGACCACCACCCAGACCAGCTTTGCGGCGGTGAAGACCAATGTGACCTCTGCGACGGCAGCAGTGAAAACGTCAATGACCAGTGCTTGGAATGCGGTGAAGTCGCTGACAATGACCAGCTGGAACGGAATCAAGAGCGTTATTACTACAGCATGGAATGGGATCAAGTCACTGACCACCTCGGCGACCGCTTCTGTCAAAACGTCAATGACCAGCGCGTGGAATGCGGTGAAAACTCTGACGAATACCAGTTGGAATGGTATCAAAACAGTCATCACGACAGCGTGGAGCAGTATCAAGTCTCTTACAACTTCCTCTGTATCCGCAGTTCGCAGTACGGTCACAAGCGGCTGGAACACACTGAAATCCACCACGACCTCTGCTTTCAACAGCATCAAGTCCACGGTGTCTTCGGCAATGTCCGGCCTGCGCAGCACGGTTTCTTCCGGTGTTGCAAGTATCAGGAGCAGCTTTAACTCGCTCGGTTCGATTGCTTCTTCGGCATACCGCTGGGGCGCAGATATCTGTTCCCAGATGGCGGCAGGTGTCCGGGCAGCAGCCGGTTCCGTGATCGCAGCGGCAGAAAATGTCGCAAGCAGGGTCAGAAGTCTGCTGCATTTCTCTGTGCCGGACGAAGGACCTCTGTCCGACGCAGATACCTATATGCCCGACTTCATGAAGCTGCTGGCGACCGGCATTAAGAAAAATGTCAAGTCGGTGGTGAAAGCCGTGCAGGGACTTGCCGGGTCTATGAGCAGCAACCTGACAACCCCAGTAGATTCTCTGGGCGACTGGATGGATTCCGTGGTCGGCAGTTTTGCTACCACGATCAAGAAAAGCCAGAGCGGTATCGGCAGTGCTGCAAGGGATGTGGGCAGCGGTATCCAGACCCAGCTGATGTCCGGGCTTTCCGGTGTGAAGACACAGTTCCAGCAGCTCTGGACTGACCTGCAGGGCATCACCAAAACTGCAGTCGGCAGTATGAGCGATGAAGTGAAGCAGGGCTTTACGGATATGAAGGATTCCATTGGAGAGCTGAGTTCACAGACCAGTTCTCTTGGGAATGCGATCCGCAGCCTTGGCGATACCTTCAACTCGGATTTTCTAAAGAGCCTGGGCAACGGCATCAACAAAGTCGGTGACACGGTCAATACGGTCACCGGTCTTGTGGACAAGCTCGGCTCCATGAAGAACACCATCGGAAATCTCGGAAGTACGTTGCAGAACCTCGGTAATGTCCTTGGCTCCGAAAACGGAGGCGGTCTGCTGTCCAACCTCGGCAGTTTCCTGTCGAAGATCGGCAGCGCAGATGGCGGTCAGATCGTGTCGAACTTTGGCAACCTGATCTCCGGGCTGACCTCCAAAATGGGTGGTCTGGGAGAGGGAATCTCCGGCATCATCTCGAAGCTGGGAAGCCTTGGTTCCAGCGGTGGGGGAATCCTGTCGAAGCTGGGCGGGCTGCTTTCCGGCGTAGTGTCGAAAATCGGCGGCTTAGGCGGCAGTCTTTCCGGCATCGTATCGTCTATCGGTTCTTCGCTGGGCGGTATTGCCGGGACAGTCGGGACAACGCTTTCCGGTCTGCTCGGTTCTGTGGGTACGACCGTATCTGGTTTGGCGGCAGGTGCGGGTACGGCTCTTGCAGGCGTAGCAAGCTCCGCAGGTGGTTTCCTCGCATCCGCAGGCACAGCACTTGCTGGTCTGGCGGGTCCTGCAGGTATCGCAGTGGCAGCAGTTGGCGGCATCGGTCTTGGACTGACCGCTCTCTGGAAAAACTGCGATGGCTTCCGGGAGGAAGTCACAAATATTTGGAACAAGGTTACTTCGGTGTTTTCCAAGGGCGTGTCGGCCATCAAGAACGGTATCTCCAATGCAGCATCTGCTATTGGCAATGTGGCATCGTCCATCTGGGGCGGTATCAAGAATGTGGCTTCCTCGGCAGTCAGCTGGGGCAAGGACATCGTTGGCGGTATCGCAGGAGGTATCAAGAAGGGCGTGGGCTGGGTCGGCAGTGCAGTCAAGAGTGTGGCAAGGGGCATCCGCTCGTTCCTGCACTTTTCGGTGCCGGACGAGGGTCCGTTGTCTGATGCAGACACCTATATGCCGGATTTCATGAAGCTGCTGACTGGCGGCATCAAGAAAGGCGAGGGTGGACTGATCAGCCAGATCAAGTCGATGGCAGCAAAGGTACAGCAGGGAATTGAGGGCATCAGTTCCTTCAGCCTGCCGGAACTGACCCTGCCGCACTTCGATGGCTCTGGCTGGAACTTCCCGCAGGCAGCTCTGGCCGGAGGCGGTACCACCCGGACGACCAACCTTGGCGGCGTATATATCACGGTCAATGGCTATAACGCCCGGAACGATGATGAACTGGCACAGACTGTTGCCGATAAGATCAACGGCATGATCCACGAGGATGATTCAGTCTTCAAGTAAAGGAGGAGATGCGTATGGGCTATAACACCCCAAAGCAGACAGTATCACAGTTTCAGCTCAAAGGCAGATACGCCAGACAGTATCTGTCCTTTGCCGGGAAGTCCAGCAAAGACTTCCTTTTATATTTGTCTGGCCCCGGTGTGTATGATTCCCCGGCTGCGGATGTGGAGAGTACCTCCGTACCCGGCAGGAACGGGGACATCATCACCGAGAATGCAAGGACAGGAAGGCGCAGATATCAGAACGTGGATATCAAGTATAAGGCATTTTTTTTCAATGGTCTGCCAGCCAAGACAGCAGCGGTCAAGGCATGGCTGTTATCTCCGATCGGGTATCAGAAATTGCAGGACACTTACGATCCGGATTTTTTCCGGATGGCAGTCTGCAAGGATGCCCTGGAATTTGATATCACCGCCCAGAAAGCCGCTGAGATGGAACTGACCTTCAATTGTAAGCCCCAGCGTTGGAGCGTGGACGGGCAGAGGAGCATTCGATTGGAAAGCAGGTCAACTCTAAAGAATCCCTTTGCTTTTCCGGCACAGCCCATCTTCAAGGTCTACGGAGACAGCAGCGGCGAACTGTATGTGGGTGAGGAGAAGATCACCATCCACAGCATCAAGGACTACGTGCTGCTCAACTGTGAAACGCACAACGCTTACAACGCTTCCGGCTTCTGCAATGAGACCATTCTTTCGGATGATTTCCCGGAACTGCCGGAGGGAAAGACACAGATCACATGGACAGGCGGTATCACGGCGGTGGAGGTGGCTCCACGCTGGTGGACACTGTAAGAGGGAGGTGCAGCCAGTGATCCCATGTTTATATGATTCCAGAGAAATGAAATTTGACCATAACGGCATCGGAAAGCTGGCAGATGCACAGTCCTGTACCGTGACAGAAAAGAGAAACGGAAGCTACGAGCTGAAGCTCATCTGTCCGGCAGATGGCATTCATGCGGAAATGTTGGAGGAAGGGAATATCATCCTTGCCAAGCCATCCGATACCATGCAGTCTCAGCCGTTCCGCATCTACAAGATCACGACCCCGATCGATGGAAAACTGGAAGTGCAGGCACGGCATATTTCCTACCAGCTCAATTTTATCACGGTATCACCGTTTTCGGTGGTCGGATGTGTCGGGGCAATGCAGGGGCTGAAAAGCCATGCGGCTTCTGACTGTCCCTTTGAGGTTTGGACGGATGTGGAATCCAGCGCGACTTTTACGCTTGGGGTTCCATCTTCCTTCCGAAACTGCCTTGGAGGTATGGCCGGGTCAGTCCTGGATGTTTTTGGCGGTGAATTTGAGTGGGACCGGTACACGGTCAAGTTCCATAAGGCCAGAGGTGCCGACCATAACGTCCACATCATCTACGGTAAGAACCTGACGGATTTCAAGATGGAAAAGTCCATCGAGAACACGATTACAGGGGTGCATCCGTACTGGGTAGACAACGAAACGCAGGCAGTCATGGAGCTACCGGAGAAGGTGGTGTTGCAAAGCAAACGGTCGATCCCCTACCAGAAGATCACCGTGCTGGATTGTACTAGCAATTTTCAGGAAAAGCCGAGTGAAGCGGCACTTCGGGAATACGCACAGAACTATATCGACACCACGGACTTAACGGAGCCGGAAATCGACATCAAGATCGACTTTTTACAGCTCTGGAATACGCCGGGGTATGAGGACATCGTGGAAGCAGAGCGTGTCTCCCTTTGCGATATGGTCCATGTGTTTATCTCAAAGCTGGGTATCGAAGTTAGTTCCAAAGTCACCGAGACCGAGTATGATGCGCTGCTGGAACGTTATAACAGCATCACATTGTCGAACTCCACGGTCAGCAGCCGGAATTCCTCTCTGACAGGTTCTCTTAACAGTATCCGAAATACAGCTGTTATTGCCTACGACACTGCCGTCCGTGCGGAGACTGCAGTTGGGGAGCAGGTCGGTGGAATCACAGCGTCTATCATTTATGACGGTGCGCTTTTTGCTGCGCTATTTGGTCTTCATTATAAGAATGAGACAGATAGCAAAGGCAATACAATCCGGTATGCTTTTAATGCTGTATCCCTGAAACAGTCAACAGTTGCGTGGAAGAACAGCCCTGCTGGATTATTTGTATCCACAGATGGTGGTAAAACTTGGGGCTATGGATGGGAATCCGATGACACAGCAGTAAAAACAGCAATCCTGTTGGAACAGACCCTCAAGGAGTTAGATGACCGCTATAAGAAAGCTACGGAGCTTTCCGAGGAACTGCTGAAAGAACTGGATGATCGGTATAAGACGGCAACAGCGCTTTCTTCCGAACTCCAAGAGCAGCTGGATCAGCGGTATGAAACTGCAAAGAAGTTATCCAAAGAACTGTCTGAGGAATTGGACAGACGGTATGGAAATGTCACGACACTCTCGGAAGCACTGCAAAAGGAATTGGATGAGAGATACAGCGTGGCAAAGAAGCTGTCGGAAGATGTCGAAAAAGAGCTGGATAAAAAGTATCAGCCGAGTATCCCAGTATCGGAAACCGCACCAGAGGAGCCGGGGAACGATGCATTGTGGGTCGATAAGAAGAATCTGCGGCTGAAGCTGTGGGATGGAGAAAACTGGCGAATTGTTGGATATGAGCCAGAAGACCCAAAAGATCCAGAGAAACCAGTAGAACCAGAAGGACCGGACAACACCGGGCAGGGAGGAGGCGAAAGCGATGGCAGTAAGGAGGAAACAGATAGTGGAAACACAGACACAGGAAGCACAGGAGATGGCAGCGACAACAGCGAAACCAGTCCGGATCTTTCAGGAGATTGAACTGTCCTTCACGGAAAATCTGATCCCGGTGCAGATTCCGGTCAAACAGTTTGACAATCAGGCGCGAAAAGTCAGATGCCGACTATATCAGAATTCGGTGGAATATGTTGTGCAGGAAGGTATCATCGTCAGCTATTCGGGTACAAGGCCAGATGGAGCGGTGTTCCAGTATTCCAGCGAATCCAGACCGGAGCTTGTGTTTGTGGATTCCGGTACGATCATTCTGACCGTCACTTCTTTTATGACGGAAGTGTATGGCCGTTTTCCAATTGACATTTACCTTCTTTCTGATGATGGGGATGTACTGGGAATGTTCAACCTGACCCTGAACGTGGCACGGGCGGCAATCACGAACCGGAAGATTGCAACGCTGACCTATAAGCAGTGCGTGGATGCAACGGTGGCGGGCATTCAGGGATTCTATATTTCTGAGGACGGATACCTTGTCATGGAATCGGACGATGAACTTGGGCTGATGAAGGGCTCTTATTCCAGTACGATGGAAAAGGTGGCAGCAGATGTGTATGACAAGATGGTCAACAGCTCCATTGACGGAAACGGCTATCTGAATTTTCAGTCCTGGGATGATCTGGGGCTGGTGTTTTCTTTGGATGAAGAATCACAGCTGGTCGTCCAGTATGGAGAAGAAAAAGAACAATGATACCGGAAATCCGGTAGGAAGGAGATACAATGGGAGAATTTCTTGGAAAGAGAGTCATTCCCCGGCATGAGGGAGACTGGGAGAAGGCGAGAAGTTATGAACCGCTGATGATCGTCCTTGACCCGGAAACGGGGGATGGTTATATCAGCCGGTATGATGTTCCCGCCGGTACGCTGCTCACAAACGAGCACTACTGGGCAAGGTGCAGCCATTTCAATGCTCAGATGCACCGTCTGGAAACAGATGTGGCAGAAGATGTGGAAGGAATGCACACAGATCTTGCTAATACGAAGTCTGCGATGAGTGAGGAACTTTCGCAGACCCATCAGAAAATGGCAGAGGAACTCTCAGAAACAGAGAACCGGATGGGTGAAAAGGTAACTGCTGCAACGTCTGCCATGAAAGACACACAGAACAGCATGGATGCGGCAGTTGCCCAGATGAATAAACGTCTGGATGCAAATGTGACGGCATCCACGGACAGCAAGGCGGACTATGCAGCAGAATTGGTGGATACCAGAGTGGACAGCGAAGGAACTACCTATCCGAGTGCCGGGGAAGCCATCCGCAGCATTACGGCAGGTTTGGCAAGAAAAATCGTTCCGGCAGAAATGGGAACTGCATACCGAAATGAGAATACTGTTCAGAATAGTATGGAAGGTGCAGCTGTTCACTGCTTGGTTCATCATGTTTCTGGCTACACGGGAACCTTTCTTGGCTTCTTCAGTTCCTATGAAGAGTGCAAAGAAAAGTCGTTCCGGGTCGTTATTCTAAGCAACAAGGTGCCGTATGAAGGACAGGCTATCATTACAAATTCTCCGAATGCATGGGGCAGCGACAATGGAAAGGTTGGCTGTGTAGCTCTCGGTGCTGTAAAGCTGAATGAGGAAAACGGCTATCTGGCAGCGTTTGATCTGGATTTTTCCGAAAGCCGCTGGGAAGAATTTGTGACGAAGTACACGGCATCCAGAAAACTCTATTTCTGTATCCGCAGGGAAAAAGCTGCTGCACAGGACAGTGAGTTTTATGTGTATGCGTATGAAACAACAGATGTCAAGGATTTTGGCTGGAAATATGTTTCTGAGCATGACTGTCTGCGGATTCTGGAGCAGGAAATCATCAATGCCAGAGCCGGAGAGGCATCCCTGTCACAGCTTTTGCGGGCGCACGAGGCAATCCTGAAAGAGGTGACGGACTGCCACTCGGATTCTTCTGGTATCCTTTATGAAAACCTGTCCGACCGCTTAAAGCTGCTCGATGCGATGGCGGCTCCCAGACTTCCGGTAAGTTCTTATTTTGCACCGAGGGACAATACAAACGGAGAACTGAAAACCGGTGCGATGGGAGTATCCGCAGTGGGAGAGAACGTGCAGTTTAAGTTTGACCATACGGCCTATGTGACTGAGTACGAACAGACCGCCTGGTCTTCGGTGCATTTTGCATTCTGTATTTCCTATGAGCAGATGATGAAGCTGAAGGGGCTAGATCGCCTGTACCTGGAACTGTTCTTTGAAGGCGTGGGCGAGAAAGGAAATAAGGAGCAGACCGGAAAAGTGCTGAATCCCCGGTTCTATGTGAATAGTGTGGGAAACTGGGCATCTTCGGTCAATCCCTCTGTCGTGGTTCCGATCACGGTCGGCTCTAAGGTGTTCTATCATCTGGAGCAGGAGATGGTGGAGAAGGTTCTGGAAAAGGAAAGACCGCTGTATATCGTTTTTGCCGGAAGTTTCATGGACAACGCAGTTGTCAAGGATCTGGGACAGGTCTGCCTGACCGTTTCTATTGTGAATCAGCGTTCCTCCGGCATTCTGACTCCGTTTATCAGCTATGCGGACAGTGCAGAAACGGCGGCATTTGCCAATGAAGCAGGCAAAGCTATTCAGGCAGAAAATGCTTCGTATGCAGAAAACGCTGACTATGCAGGCAGCGCAGGGAGTGCCGTCATTGCAGATAACTTCTTCCTCGTCCCGGCGGAGGAACTGCTGAATCATCCGGGAGTGCGTTATTCGTTTGGGCTGGATACGCTGGCGTACCCGGAGAAGTATCCATATGCCTACCGTTTTGGATTCCAGAGTACCGGCAACCGGGCAAGTGCAAAGATCAGTGGTACAGGTTTTGACCAGGTGGTCGAGTTTAGCATCGGTCTGAGCAAAGAATCCGATCAGCCGCATAACCAAGGATATGCCAAGCAGCTGAGCGGCATGATGTCCTTTGACGAGATGCTCCGGAAGTTTGAAGAAGGCTACCAGTATTGTTATCTCTGTGAGATCGAGGAATTCGAGAACTGTCCGGAAGGTGTTCAGGGTGGTGCGTATGATAACCGGCTGTTGATTGCCTATTATCTGGATGGCAAGTTCACGAATCCAATCAATGTTTCACCAGTGCTGAAGCGTATCATTTACGGAAACCGAAAGATGTATGTCTGGCGGTTTGCTTTTACGCAGGAAATACTGGAAGCAATCCAAGTACAGAAAGAAGCAGGAACATTCAGTGCCAGCTGGTTTGGCATCTGGAACACCCGGAAGTATTCCGGAGAGGAGCATGTTGTATGGACTCCGAAATGGTATTGGCAGGATTATGCTTTTGCGGATGACAGTTTTTCCAATGAAGATATGGCAACCTTCTTCCAGAGTAAATACACCTACTGGTGTTCCTATGTGAACCACGGAAAGCTGAAAGAACGCTTTGCAGAGGTGGATGCTTCGTTGGAACAGCTGAAATCCGGTGCGGAGAAGGCAGAAGAAAGACTGAATGGGCAGGAAGCACGAATAAAAAATCTGGAGAAACCGACTGTGCTGACGGGTATTGTCTGTTGGGGCGATTCTCTTACCGCAGGAGGTGGATGGACGTCCACTCTTCAGAAACTGTCCGGGATTCCGGTCTACAACGGCGGTACCGGTGGCGAGAATGCCAGAACGATTGCTGCCCGTCAGGGAGCTGATGTGATGCTGGTCAATAATATCACGATCCCGGCCACCTGTGAGCCGGTAACTATCGCCGTGCGGAAAACGGATTCTGGTATCTTGACAGAGGAAGGCTATAAGGTGACGCCACTTTTGCAGGGCGGAGCCCATGTCAATCCAGTCAAGATCGGCGAGGTGGAAGGTACGCTCCGTTGGACTGGCACGAACTATGCGGATACCAACGGCATCTGGACGTTTACACGTTCTGTCGCTGGTGAAGCAGTCACAATCAAGCGTCCGACTGCGGTCCGTACTGCATTTGACCGGCTGCACAATCAGCCTTCTGAAGTGATGATTCTTTTTATTGGTCAGAATGGTGGCTATGCAGACCTTACAGATCTGATTCGGATGCACCAGCAGATGATCAGCCACTTCAAAGGAAAGGAATATCTGGTGCTGGGCCTTTCGACTGGCACGGAAAGCCAGCGTGCAGAATATGAAAAGCAGATGAAGCAGGCGTTTGGCAGACGTTTCGTCAGTCTCAGAGAGTATCTGGCGCATCCGGTGTATGACACGGATGGCAAGACGGTCATCAGCTGCTATGGTCTGGACGATGCAGGCCTTGATCCCACGGATGCGGACATCGAGCGTATCAAACAGGGACAGGTTCCGCAGACACTGCTGGCGGATTCCGTTCATTACACAGCTGCAACCAAGACGGTCATCGGAACTATGCTGTATAAGAAGATGATCGAACTTGGAATTTTGGAACAGTAAGAGAAAGGACACTAAAATGAAGAAAAAGCGGTATATCGAAAAAATGTTCGGGGGGGGGTAAAACCTGACCGCCATAAGAAAAGAACTCCTCCCTGACCGGGTGACTATCCGAAATTGTTATGAGGACAGCCGGATAAACACCGGCAGGAAGGAGATTTTTTATGGGAACTTTTAAGGGTAAGCGGATCATTCCGAAACACGATGGCGTATGGAATCAGAAAAAGGAATATGAGGAACTGACGATCGTTCTGGATGCGGAAAGTGGGGATGGTTATATCTCCAGAAAGCCAGTCCCGGCAGGTACAGTGCTGACCGATACGGATTATTGGAGCCTGTGCAGTCATTTCAATGCCCAGATGCACCGTCTGGAAACAGATGTGGCAGAAGATGTGGAAGGAATGCACACAGACCTTTCGGAAACGAAAGCCTCCATGAGCAAAGAACTGTCTGAAGCAGAGAGCAGGGTGAGCACCAAAGTATCTGATGCACAGAATGCCATGCAGAAAACAGAAGATGCCATGAATACAGCTGTGGAACAGATGAACAAGCGTCTGGATGCAAATGTGACGGCATCCACGGACAGCAAGGCAGATTATGCGGCAGAACTGGTCGATGTCCGGGTTGGACAGGATGGAACGGTGTATCCTTCCGCTGGTGAAGCAATCCGTGGGCAGTACAGTCTGGCTGTGGAGAATGGAATCACCGGAGCAAAGCTGGCACTTGCCGGTTCCAATGGTAATTTGGGTGAGGTGTTCCCAAAGGCTGCGATGCCAGCTCTGCTGGGAGCTAAATGTGAAGCGGGGGAATTTCTGGATTACCGGATCATGGGGACTACGGATTACGGTCAGTTCTACCATCGCTTTACCAATATGCTGATGGGCAAATTCCGAAAATATTTGTTCATCTCCAAGATCCGGGAGATTTCCGGCTCCTGTGCCGGTGTGAGCTGCTACCAGTACGATTCCAAAGGTGTAAATCTGAATACTCATGTGACGAAGGCGATAAGAGTTGCCCACGGAAGTGAAATCTATGTAGTATTCTTCGGAGAGATTCTGGAGAATGCATACCGGCTGGACATTTCGCCGTGCGTTGCAAGGAAGGAGGCCGTGGTAGAGTGCGACAGCCGATGCGTTCTGCTGGATGTGACCGGGCAGAGCGATGATGAATTGCAGAAAGTTCTGTCTCTGATCAGCAGCAGTCCGGTTGAAGACAGCATCCTTCAGTATTATGACACATGGGGCATTGCCGGAAAAGTTATGAGCGTTCCGTATGCAGACAGAACCGGCATTTCAGATCAGACACGGGAAATGCTGGGGAATGTAGCATATGGATGCCCTGCCTTTTCTGAAATGATTCCTTTTTCCAGCAAGTTTCAGGAAAAGGACACAACGTATGCGTGGGCAAAGACTGTTGTGACCCGCAGCGAAGACTGGGGCGTGTTTGGCGGAGCACGGCTGAGTGGTCTGGCTGCTGGGAAGTATCTTGTCTTTGGCAGGGTGGAATCCGTAGAAACGGATGACGCACAGCTGGGAGAAGTTTCCATTGGCATCATCGAACCGGGCATTCCAAACTGGGCAAAGCGTGTACCGTGTGGAACACTGAATAAAGCAACGCTTCCGTTTCAAATGAATCTGGTTTACGAATATGCCGGTGGAAAGGATAATCTGAATTTTGCGGTGCAGCTGACGGGTTCCAATTACACTTCCTTTGTTGTGACCATGTGGGTGCTGAACGTGACCGGGCTTTCCAATGAGGAGATTGAGGCGCTCAGTCACAGCAGCATAACGGAACGTGCCTCCGCTGTGAAGAATGCGACACACGCCATTCTTACAGAAAAAGCGGAAGTGGCAGCAAAAGCGGATTATGCTGAAAATGCGGAGACAGCGAAAAAGGCAGATCATGCTGGGACATCTGATACCGCAGAGAAAGCTGTTACTGCCGGATATGCGGAACTGTCCGGTAGCTGGAAAGGGAAGAAGGCGCTGGTCATTGGTGACAGCATTACGGCGGCTGGAAAATGGCAGAAGAAGCTGGAAGAATTGCTCGGTATAAATGTTGATACCCATGCAAAGGGCGGTATCGGAATCCTTCGGATGACAGACGGTGACAATGGTCTGGATGGAACGTACAATGCAGAAACGGATAAGAAAGGTGTCATGCGGCCGCTGATGGCTGCTGACGTGGAAGGTGTCAGCCTGATCATTGTCCTACCGGCCTACAACGAAAGAGCAACGGTGCTCGGTTCGGTAGGAGACTGCTACCCGGAAAAGGAGACCATCTGTGGCCGAATCCAGTATCTTTTGAATCGCATCTATGAAGAACTGGAAGATGCCGGAAACCTGACCTGTCATGTGCTGGTGGCGACGCCGCACTGTGCAGGCAAGTATCCGTATGTGGATGCAGATGGATATGAGGAGTATCCGGTCGGGACAGGCCAGACAATGGAAAAACTGTCGGATACGATCAAGGCTGTGGCGCAGGCAAATAATGTGGCAGTCTGTGATCTCTGGCATGAGAGTGGAATCAACCGCAGGACATGGAGCGTCTTTGGCGCGCAGAAGAATGCTGTGAATGAGCAGTATGCCAAGTACCAGCTGGATGCATCCGGTAAGGTAGTAGGAAGCACGCCGCAGCGGTATGTGAACGGACAGTCCTATTATCAGAAGCGGAACGGCAGCATTGTTCTGGAAAAATATACGGGATCTTCGCCGTATCCGTTTAATGGCGACCAGCTCCATTGCAGTACAGAAGGCTACGCCAGAATCGGAGAATGTGTGGTAGGATCTGTAATCCAGGCATTCGGAAAATAAATTTCCACTGATTTTCACGCAAAGTGTCTGTTATTTGCTGTGAAACGGTGTTCATTATAGAAGGAGTATTTTTTTCGTAAGGGCGGCAGAGAAACCGCCTGTTTTTTATGCCCCAAAGGGGCTGGAAAGGATAAGATTATGCAGAATGTGATCGATAAGATTGAGTGGATGTTCGCAGGTCTGGGTGGTTTCCTGGGCTGGTTCTTCGGCGGATTTGATGGCTTCCTTTATGCACTGGTGGTGTTTGTGGTCTGCGACTACTTCACCGGGGTGCTGGCAGCAGCCATCAAGCATGAACTTTCTTCTGAAGTTGGCTTTAAGGGGATTGCCAAGAAGGTGTGCATCTTCGTACTGGTTGGCATTGCCAACATCATTGATACGCAGATTCTTCAGAATGGAGCGGCCATCCGTACAGCAGTGGTATTTTTTTATTTGGCAAATGAGGGCCTGAGCTGTCTTGAAAATGCAGCTGTCATTGGCCTTCCGGTGCCGGATAAGCTGAAGGAGATGCTGGCACAGCTGAAGGAAGAAAAGAGCGATAAGCAGAACAAAGAGTAAGGAAAACGGGGAGAGGTGATGAGCCTCTCCTTCATTAGTAGGAGGAAAGCAATATGAGTAAGAAAGAGTATCCCGCGAAGCTGACAAACGGCTATTACCGTGTGCGTGAAGTCTGGGAAGATGAGGCATCCCAGTTGGGAGCGTACCGTCTGCTGGCGAATGCAAAAGCCAAGTGTGATGAAAACCCCGGCAGCCGTGTGTTCGACAATGACGGCAACGTGATCTATCCGGAAGAGGCTGTACCAGATACTGGTGCAGATGAGAGTGAAGAGAAAGCAGTCGTGGACGATATCCCGGAAGAAAAGCCGGAAACCACAGCCCCTGTGGAAGATACCCCAGCGGAGAAAGAAGCAGAGGCTGAAGTGGATGAGAACGAGTTCCCGACTGCAGAGGAGCTTCCGGCAACCATTGCCTATGGTAAACTCAAGACCCTCATGAATATCCGGGAGATGCCGGACACTGGCGCAGAAGTCGTGACCGTTTACAAAAGGAACACACTGATTGAAATCGTGGAATTCTGTGCGGGCTGGCTGAAAATAAAGTGCCCGGAAGCGGTGAGTGGTCTGGCCTACGTTCTTAACAGTGCGGATACCTATGCCTTCACAGCCAGCAAGATCTATACTGTGGTTCCCGGTGATAATCTCTGGAAGATCGCAGAAAGGGAACTGGGGAGCGGCGGCCGCTGTGCGGATATCCGTGTGCTGAATGGGCTGACTTCCAACGCTATCCGGGTCGGCATGAAACTGCTGATCCCTTAAACGGCGCAATTCGACACATTTTTAGGACTTCAATTTCCTGATGCCGAAAGGTATACTTGGGAAAAGGAGAGTGTTGGAAATGAATGAAAAGCTCATGGCAGAAGATGTGTTAAGACCGTATGGCATTACGCTGTACTATAAGGGATGTGAGTATCTGAGAGATGCAATCGTCCTGCATTGGCATCGGCCGGATCTGAAACCAGGTCAGCTCTTACAGTATGTTGCAGACAGGAAAGGTGTTAAGAAGAGCGGTGTCCTCAGTGCCATTTCCACAATTTCCAGTGTAGCATGGAAAGTGAATGGGATAGGCGGTGAAAAGCCGATGTCAATCATGAAGTTTGTCTGTAGGATATTGGAAGAAGCAGACAGGAATAGAGAATAACCAATAGACCTAAAGGGGACTCGGAGTGATCCGGGTCTCTTTTCTTTTATGGAGGAAATCATTATGGGATATACCAATAGTCCACTCGTTGTTTACACCAAGCTCTCTCCGAACCATTCCGGTCAGAGGACACACAGCATCGACCGCATCACGCCGCATTGTGTGGTCGGTCAGCTTTCTGCGGAAAGCATCTGCGGCTGTTTTACCAGTACGAGCCGTCAGGCAAGTTGCAACTACGGTATCGGTACAGATGGCCGTGTGTCGCTTTGTGTCGAGGAAAAGAACCGCAGCTGGTGTTCGTCCAGCAATGCCAATGACCAGAGGGCGGTCACCATCGAATGTGCCAGCGATATGAATGAGCCGTATGCCATGAACAGTGCGGTGTACAGTTCACTCATTAAGCTCTGTACCGATATCTGCCGACGAAACGGCAAGAAAAAACTTCTGTGGCTGGGAGATAAGAATAAAACTCTCAATTATGTACCTGCCGCAGACGAGATGGTTTTGACAGTTCACCGCTGGTTTGCAAACAAAAGCTGCCCTGGAAACTGGCTGTATGCCCGTCTTGGTGATCTGGCCGCAAAGGTGACTGCAGCACTGGGCGGTTCATCCTCATCTGGCATGCAGGCTTCTTCGCTGAAAAATCTCTCGGAAGCAGAAGCAGTTGCAAAGATCGGTCCGCTGTTTACTGCGAACCAGAAAACTACTGGCATTCTTGCTTGCGTGTCAATGGCTCAGTTCATTCTTGAGTCCGGCTACGGTAAATCTGAGCTGGCACAGAATGCTAATAACTGCTTTGGCATGAAGACTTCGCTTTCAGGGAACAGCTGGAGCGGCAGCAGTTGGGATGGCAAGTCTGTCTATACCAAGAAAACACAGGAGCAGAATGACGATGGCTCGATGGTCACGATCACTGCTGACTTCCGCAAGTATGCTTGTGTGGAGGATTCCATTGCCGACCATGCGGCTTATCTGCTCGGTGCGATGAATGGCAGTAAGAAACGCTATGAAGGTCTGGCCGGCTGCACGGATTACAAGAAAGCGGTACAGCTGATTAAAGATGGTGGTTATGCGACCAGCCACACCTATGTACAGAACCTTTGCAGTATCATCGAGCGTTGGAACCTTACGCAGTATGATGTGGCAAAGGCTTCTGAGGGTACGGTTATCTCCGGCTGGTACCGTGTCCGCAAAAGCTGGCAGAATGCGGCGTCTCAGAAGGGTGCTTTCCATGACCTGGCTTACGCAAAGCAGTGTGCGGATGCCAATCCGGGATATTTCGTGTATGACCCGGCGGGCAAGGCAGTCTACCCGGAAGTTAAGGTAAACTGCCCGTATGCGGTACGGGTTTCAATCAGTGACCTTAATATCCGTAAGGGTCCTGGTACAAACCATGCAAAGACTGGAAAGTACACCGGAAAGGGTGTATTCACGATTGTTGAGGAAGCAGACGGCGAGGGCGCGACCCGTTGGGGCCTGCTGAAAGCCTATGCCGACAAGCGTGACGGCTGGATCAGCCTTGATTTTGCCAAGAAACTGTAAAAGATGCGGCTCTGTCTTTTCAGGCAGGGCCTTTACATATTGGATGGTGCAGATAGGACAATAATCGGGTGGATTATTCTCCGTCTTTCTGCACCGAATTTACTTGATAATATCACGCAGTAGAGGGAATATGTGACTGCCCGAAGAGAAAAGCAGATGGGCGGAAAGGAGAGAACAAGATGAGTACAGCAAATGATTTTTTGCAGAAACTGCAGAGCGCAACGGTCAAAAGTACCGTACAGCAGAAACAGAAAAGCCGCCCGAATGCTTCAGCAGCCGAGCTTTCAAAGATGTTGATGGCAGCGACCGGACAGGGCGAATCTGTTCTGCCGGAAACCACATCTGTGACTCAGATGCCTGTGCAGGAAAAGAAATCCCATGAAGCGGTGAAGGAAAAAAGTGGTGCAGCTGACCTATCTGATAAGAAGGCGGCTGCATCTTCTTTTTTGCAGGAAAGCGTTGTGCGCCAAGAGATGTCTACCCAACAAAAAGAGAAAAAGACAAAGTTGCCGTTATCCGAATCCAAGGAAAACGGAGATGCCGGAATTGCTTCCCTGATCCAGAAGGCGCTGGCTGCAAAGGAGAAAATGCAGCAGGCAGTTCCTGTTATGGAACGGGTCGGTGGGTTGAGAAGCGAGTTCGAGGCGGTCTTCCAGCCACAGGCAGAAGCAATGAAAGAAGAAAATGGATTTATTTCCACAGCTTCTTTTCGCAGGACAAAGGAAAAGGAAGGGCATCTGAATGTAGCCGCTTACATTCGAGTTTCCACTGATTCCAGTGACCAGGAAAATTCCTACGAAACGCAGGAACGGTATTTCCATCAGCTGATCGAAAACAATCCAGACTGGAATCCAATCGGGGTTTACTCCGATTATGGAATTTCAGGAACGGTCAAGGATAAGCGTGTTGGATTCAAAAGACTTCTGCGACACTGCAGGGAAGGGAAAATAGACCGTATTGTATGCAAGTCGATTTCCCGTTTCTCCAGAAATACGGCGGATTTTATGACCGCCCTTAATATTTTGCATGACAACAATGTGACGATCCTTTTTGAGAAAGAAAATCTGGACACAGCTGATCCGACCAGTGATTTCATTCTTACGACACTTGCGGCGATTGCCCAGGAAGAAAGCCGGAGTATTTCCAGAAACATCAATCTTGGAAATAAGATGCGCTATCCGAGAGGTGAGGTAAAGAACATGGTCATATATGGGTATCGCTACAATGGAAAGATGGTCACGACAGAAAGTGGATATCAGTATAGGGATATCGAAATTGTGGAAGAAGAAGCAAAAATCGTGCGCCGGATTTTTCAGGAGGTGGCAGAGGGTACTGCCTATACAGATGTTGCCAGAGGTTTGAATTATGACCGGATTCCAGCTCCTGAGACCGTGGCGGTCAAAGCCAGAAAAAAGAACTCAAAGAAAGGACAGCTGAACAGTGATCTGGAAGAAGGATGGACTGGAAGGATTATTTCTCAGATGATACAAAGGGAACGATATACAGGAGCTGTCCTGATCCAGAAAAAATACACCGTGGACTTTCTGAACCATAACATCCAGCGGAATAATGGAGAACTTCCGCAGTATTTGGTGAAGAACCACCATCCGGCGATCATTGACGAAGAACTGTTTGAAACTGTTCAGGAAATCCGCAGAGCCAATGCCGCCCAAAAAGAGAAGGGAGTAAAGAAAGGATCAAAGCCATTCTCAGGAAGGATTTTGTGTGGGGAATGCGGCAGGTTTTTCCGTGTGAGAAATTCCAAGCACTATCCGGTCTGGTTTTGTCCAACAGCGGAAATCTACAATGGAAAGAGAATCTGCCACACCGAGAGAGTTTATGAAGAGCAGATTGTGAGGGCTTTCCGTAAAGCAATCATTGAACGGTTCCGGCTGAGCGCACAGCCCATCCACGATAATGTGGAAGTGGCGGACATCATGAGCGGCCGTTACGGAGAGCAGTTTGAAGGCTTTACAAAGGAAGCTGATGACTTTGTTCCACAGATGATCAAAAGGCTGGAAAACATCCAGCATACCGACTTTATGGAACGGGACCGTGCTTTTTACAAACGGCAGATTGCCACCCTTCAGATTGGAATGGAAAGCAGCGGGAAAAAACTGCGCCTTCTGGAAAGCCAGAATGATGTAATGCAGACCAGACGCGAGCTGCTGGGAGATGAGAGCATCGACGAGGCAGTCATTCAGAGCAATGCTGAGAAAATCAGACGGCTGAAAGAAAAACTTGACCGGGATATGGATGAGAAAAAGCATCTGGAAGAACGGTTGGAGTATCTGGAAGGGTACTGGGAAGATTTGGAGAATGACCACGAGAGAAGAGAACGGGCAATTGAATGGATGAAGGAACTTCCGAAAGGAAGGGATGGCGTGGTGCAGTTTTTGAATGGAGTGACCTCAGATTACTGCAAGGCATTTGTCCTTTCTATTACGGTCCATTCCCCGTTGAACTATACGGTTCACTGGTATGATGATACAAGGACAGAGGTTGTCATGTACAGTAATATAGAAGATTACCGGTATACGGCATCCTATTTTGACGGGCAGGCCATGCGGGATAACTGCTATCGGAAAAATATGTGAAGGGGTGAGAAAAAATGTCAGAAGTTTTACGATTAATAAAGGAAGCGGCGGCTCAAAAGGCTGCCCAGGAAAAGCCGAAGGGATTAAGGGTGGCAGCTTATTGCAGAGTGTCCACAGATTCAGCTGAACAGAAAACGTCCTACCGGACCCAGAAGGCGTTCTACACGGATATGATACAGCGGCATCCGGGCTGGACATTCGCAGGAATTTATGCGGACGAGGGAATCACCGGAACAAGCCGTCTGCACAGGGATGAATTCAACCAGATGCTGGAGGATGCGAGACATGGAAAGATCGATTTAATTGTCACAAAATCCATATCGAGATTCGCAAGGAATACCGTGGACACCCTCGACTGCGCAAGACAGCTGAAACAGCTGACACCTCCTGTGGGCATCTTTTTTGAAAAGGAAAACATCAACACTCTGGATTCCACCAGTGAGGTGATCCTGACCATTTACTCCGCACTTGCCCAGGAAGAAAGCCATTCTATTTCGGATAACATCCACTGGTCTTATCAGAAGCGGTTCCAGGAAGGGAAGCCGATGGTCCATCTAAGCCGGATGATCGGATATGACAAAGGGGAAAACGGAGAATGGATCATCAATGAAGAACAGGCGGAACCGGTGCGTTACCTTTTTCGGAGATATGCCTGCGGAGCCGGCCGTGCAACTATCATTAAAGAAATGAACGAGCGAGGCTGGAAAACGGTATCTGGCACGGACTGGAACCCCAGCAGCTTCTCGAATGTGATCCTAAATGAGAAGTATGTGGGCGATTTGGAAATGCAGAAATATGTGACCAGCAATTTTCTTTCCCATAAGGCAGTTCCGAATAGAGGGCAGCTTCCAAAGTACTACATCAGGGACCACCACGCACCGATCATCGATCGGGCAACTTGGTTGATTGTGCAAAGTGAAATGAAACGGAGGCCGCCGCTACTAAGCCGTGATCCTCTCAATATCTGCTATGTAAACCTTTCGTGTCCAGCGTGTGGAAAGACACTGATCCACAAGAGGAGAAAGATTGCTGCATACTGGGTGGATGCAGAGTCCATTGAAGATACGAAGGAACGGCAGGGACTTGCGATTTATGGTGTTGGGAAGATGCGCTGTTCGGATAAAGACTGCACAGAGGAGCTTTATGAGGTCGCTATTGAACAAGGCTTTATGGAGATGCTTTACCGGTTGAAACGGGATTACGAGGAAAACAAAGAGCAGTCGGAGCTGGCGGTCAAATACCGTGAATGCCAGAGGGAGCCGGAAGACCATTCAGGACGGATTTTGGAACTCAGGGAACTGCTTCAGAAACTGGAACAGGAATGTAAACGCCTTATGAAAAAGCAGATGGAAGCACAGAAGCAGATGGCCGAGAGAGAAAGGGTTTACCTGCAGGAGAGCTTACAGGAATCCATTCGGGATGGGAGCATCCAGATGGATAATATCATGGAAGGGATGGATCAACAGCGTGTGGATAGTGTTTACACACCTGCGGCCGGAAGTGCCGAGGCAATGTACAATGAACTGCTGAAGGATATTCTGAAGCGGAAAGAAGAACTGGAAAACGAACTACACATTTTGGAAGAAAGCAGTGAAGGCGGTATCATCCTGAAAAAGAGGTACGAATATTTCCTGGAGGAACTGCTGGCCCTGCCGGAGCAAAACCGCTATGGACAGAAGCTGGTGGTGCATGGTCTGGATGATAAAGAACCGCAGTGGACGGAATCGGGTGTGTTCTTGAGTACACCAGATATGCTAACCTTCAGCCGGGAAATGTATGCCGTAAATATTGAATCTGGCAGAGTGAACGGAGATGTGATCCATTACCTGACCATTTACGGAATGGAATTTACTGCTTTCGGAGCCAGAAGGACTATAAAGGACTTCAAGGATTATCGGGTATACGGCAAAGATGGAAAACCAAAGTTTGCGGAAAATGAAGCAGAGATCCTTGGAGAACCGGTTCAGGTAGAGTATAGAAAGCGTCGGAACGGAAAAAAGATATGAAGGAAACGGAGGAGAGCATATGACACAGAAAAAAGTAGAAGTGATACCGGCTACAAAGCGGTCGGTGCATAATGGTGGTCAGCTGAAGGTGCAGAGCAATATCCGTGTGGCGGCATACTGCCGAGTCTCTACAGGGGATGAAAGCCAGCAGACTTCCTATACCACGCAGAAAGCATTCTACACAAATCTGATCACGAACAAACCCGGATGGAGATTTGCAGGCATTTATGCAGATGAGGCAAAATCAGGAACCAGCAGGGAACACCGTGAGGATTTTAACCGCATGATGGCAGACGCCCTGGATGGAAAGCTGGATTATATCGTGACCAAGTCGATTTCACGATTTGCCCGAAACACGGTGGACACCTTGAATTGTGTCCGCCAGCTTCGGCAGCAGAATCCGCCGGTTGGTGTTTACTTTGAAAAAGAGAATATCGACACGCTGGATGCGACCGGTGAATTGATTTTGACTATTCTTTCCGCACTGGCGCAGGATGAGAGCCGGTCCATTTCGGACAATATCCGCTGGTCGATCCAGAAAAATTTTCAGGCTGGAAAGCCCAAGGTGGATCTTAATCGGATGCTGGGATATGACAAAGGCGCCAACGGCGAGTGGGTGATCAATCCGGAGCAGGCAAAAACGGTTCGTTATATTTTTGAACGGTATGTATGTGGACAGACGGCAAACCGTATTGCAAAGGAGCTGAATGAACTTGGCAGAAAGACGGTGAACAAAAAGAACTGGTCGGCAAGTTCTGTGCTCACAGTTCTTCGGAATGAAAAATATGTGGGTGACATTGAGATGCAGAAGACCATCACAAAGGATTTCCTGACCCATCGGTCCACAATCAACAAAGGTGAGGCACCTCGCTATTATGTAGAAAACCATCATGTTGGCATCATTGACCGCAGTACATGGGACAAGGCTCAGACGATGCTTTATGAAAAGCCCAGCAAGGTTGGAGATTCGGTACCGGCTCAAAAGAAGAAGAGAGGATACACCGGCTCGCCATTTGGAAATCTGGTTTGCGGTGCGGTTCTTGAACATGGAGAAAGAGCCGGAAAAGAATGCGGTGAGGGATTCTTCCGTGTGACCTATACAGGTGTGGCAACCGGGTACACGGATGACCGAAGCCTTGCAGCAACTGGTGGCGATACGGATATCTACCTTGAAAAATACGCATATGCTTATCCCGTGTGGCGGTGCAAACAGAAGATGGGAAAGCGTGAGGGCGAAAAGCCCAGACAGAATGGCACACCGGACCAGAAGCTGTACTGCAGGGAAAAACACGGGAGATTGTCGGATGCCGAGAGAAAAGCAGCCAATGAAAGATGCCCTTCGGAAAGCATCCATGAATGTGCCTTGGAACAGAGCTTTATGGAAATGCTGTACCGTCTGAAACGGGATTATGAGAAAAATCATGAAGCTTCGGAAATCAGCACACTTTTTCATAAAGCCTGTGAACAGATGTATCAGCAGATGAAAGGAAACAGCGTATCGGTGGAAAGACTGGAAACGCTGGATGCCCAGATCAAGGAACTGGAAGAAAAACTGCAGGAGACGATCGGCCGTCAGGTTACGGCCATGCGGGATGCGGTGCTAGAGCAGAATCTGGAACTGAATGAATCACTGGCGGAGGGTAACATTACATTGGACGAGATTGACAGTGATATCCGAAATGGGCTGACGGGAAATGATATTGGTACGAGCTTCTACCATGCTGACTATGAAGAAGGGTCTGAAATCGAAGCCTATGCAAGTCTGGCAAAGGATATCCGGCAGCGAATTGAGAGTTTCCGAAAGGAAAAAGAAACGCTGAGCCAGGAACAGGGAGCCCTTACGGTTATGAAGAAGAATTTTGACCTTTTCATTGCCTGCCTGAAAGAACTGCCGGAACAGAATGCCGCCGGTATGCCGCTGAAGGTGAACGGGCTGGATGTGCAGGGCAGCCTGTTTCGGGATGTGGATGGAAAGCCGGTTGATGGTGCGGTCGCCAGTTTGAACAGAGGACGATTGAAGATGACGCCGGAGAGGATCGCGGAAGCACCGGACCTGCTCCATTTTGAAAAAGGTATCTACTGCGCTTTTATGAAAAAGGGAACGGTGAAAGGCGACATCGTACTTTATGAAACGAATTTTGGTGTAACGCTGCCCACCTGTGGAAATCAGAGGACACTGACCAGTTTTCTGGGATTTAAGAAATGCAGTCTTGACGGGCTGGTGACTCTGGTTGATGCCCCGTACCGGGTATATGACAACACAGTTCAGTACCGAAGATATCTGAGAAGTAAAGCAAAACGAGAGCAGGCTGTATAAAGGAAAGAATGCCCTGTCGATGTGTGGAAATGCATACCGGCAGGGCCCTTTTTTGCTTTGTACGGATTTTTTATCGTACATATTGCTATGTGCAGAGTTTTGATATATGGTGAGGATACAGAAATACACATAGCAGGAGTGATTGATATGAAGAAGTTAGCATGGCTGTCCGTTGAGGATTATGGAACGACTCCGATGGAGATTGTTGTGGCAAGTGTCATGAACGGGTATCTGAGGCGGCTTCCGGAGCAGGAAGCATTGAAAAAGGTGGAGAACATCATTGAGCCGAAGGTGATACAGCTGTTCGGTGAAGGCGGCGCACCGATGCCAGTGCAAAGCCATATTGACGGGGCAAAGTTCGCTGCGTTCATCGATGAGGCCGTGGCGGATTCGATACGAGAACTGGAAAATCGGAAAGATGATCTGGCCGGAGCCAGCATTGCCGTCTTGCAGAATGTAGTAGGAGAGAGCATCGTGGAGAATATGAGTCCAGAGTTTGTGGGTTTCCTTGGAGATGCATATCGAAGCCTGAAATATACAAATCATTTAGAAAAGCCTTGAAATAAAACTGGAATCGAGTATCCTTAAAACTAGAAAAAATGATATTTAGGGCTTGACGGGGACAAAGTCCCTATGTGCTATACTCGGTTTCAGAAAGGAGGTCGAATGTTATGAGACCAAAAGAAATACAAGAAAAATTAGGCATTGATGCAGAGCGCATAAAACTCTTTAAGCGTGAGGGTATCTTCAAACCAGAACATCCGCCGGTGGGAAACAAGGCAACGGATTATACAGAAGCAGATTTCAAAAATCTGCAGAGGATTGTTGTCCTTACAAAATCTGGCTTAACCTGTGGAGATATAAAAAAACTTCAAGCAGGAGAAATTGATCTTGAACAGGCAATCCGTGAACGGAAGCAGTATATCAATGATGAACTTGAACGAAAGAGGAATGCCTTAAAAATGCTGGATAACCTTCTGGATGACAGCGCAGAATTTGAAACTTTCCAGACGCAGCATTATTGGGACATCATAAGCGAAAAAGAAGCGGCAGGCGAAGAATTTATCGATATCGAGGATATGTATGGATATCGGCCGGTTTCTCTGGAAAGAGCAGTCAAATGCCCTCATTGCGGTCATGAAGAAAATGTTGACCTTGAGGACTTCATGTATGATGAAAGCTCTTACGAAAAAGAAAATGGTATGGGACCGGATCTTGTGTACAGCTTTAATTCTGAAGATTGCTATGAATGTCCAGAATGTGGCCACACATTAAAAATCGAAGGCTGGATTCGGGAATACCCAATGGGAGCGTATGATTCGGAAGATATAAAAGTAGAGGATTGTGGGGGTGATGAAGATGACGAGTGAGGAAAGAGAACTGCTGAAAAGAATGGATGCCGGAGAACTGGACGGCATGGTTGGGGACATGTTTCAGACAGATGGTGGTTCAACTGTCTGGACGATAATTAAAAATGGGATTCCTGTCAGATTTAAGCAGGGACCCGGAGGTAAGTTTTTTAACGGAAAAGAAAATGAACGATACGAGGGAGTTCTTCATACACTTGCAAAATGGATGACTGATGAAGAGCGATTGGACTTTTTGAGAAAATTTGGATGGCTTATCCACGATGCAGCAGTAAATGCTTATAGCGCAAAGTTTAAGCCGAAAAAGTAAGTAAATGACTGCCCGCTGGCGAACTGTGTAGAATCCTACATGGAACGCTGGCGGGCTTCTTTTTTACCCCTGCCCGCATGAACCACAGACAGCACCCCGGAGTGAGCCGAAGTGCAGCTGTGGCTTATGCGGGCCTTTTGTTATGTGGTCAATGAGTTATAAAATCAGATTCCTAAACCATATAAAATTGCTTTCAGTTCCTTTACGGTGCGGGTAAGAATTTCCTGTTCCGTTGTATTGCAGTCCAAAAGCAGACGGTGAATCTCAGAATCTGCAGTAGATGCCGAGTGCGTCAGACTGTCTACGAGAAGGTCATCTGCAGATACATTCAGTGCATTTGCGATATCAACCAGGGTATCCAGGCTGGGACGGTTGATAGCAGTTTCGATAACACTGATGTGTTTACGGGTCATGTTAAGTTGTTCACCGAGCGCCTCCTGTGTGATACCAATTTGTTTGCGGGCATTTGAAATACGCTTGCCCAAGGCTTCATAGTCAATAGCCATGTGTTCCTCCTTATGTTTTCCCGCATAAGGCTGGTACGATTATCCCGCAGAGAAAAATACATAGCAACTGAATATGAGAGATTTTTAAGACCGCAAAATGCCACACCCCTATCTGCTGTGTGGTCTAAGGCCATTTTGCTACCTACTATGTAGCAAAACATGGAACGTGCTACATGATAGGTAGCAGTCAAAATGTCATGCAGCTCTTATAATATAAATGTAGGAAAAGACTGCAAATGAAAGGTAAAGGGAATGACAGGCAAAGAGGAAACAGGAATTTTCACATTATATAGTGATGTAGAAGCAACAGCTGTTCGCTGGCTGTGGTATCCGTTCATTGCAGTCGGGAAGATCACATTGCTGCAAGGCGACCCCGGCGACGGAAAGTCTACCATGATGATGAATCTGATTGCAGAATTATCAAAGGGTGGAACTATGCCGGATGGAAAGTCTATTGGAATGCCCCAGAAAGTTATTTACCAGTGTTCGGAAGATGATGCTTCAGACACCATCAAGCCGAGATTGGAAACGTGTGGAGCAGATTGCAGGAATGTGGCTTTTATAAATGAAGAAATGAATAGTGGCTTGACGCTGGATGATGAACGTATCAGAAAGGCGATTATACAATTTCGTCCAAAGTTGGTGGTCATTGACCCGATACAGGCATATCTGGGAAGTGATTCTGACCTTCAGATTGCAGGCAGGGCGAGAAAGCTGATGCAGCGTCTTGGAATGTGGGCATCTGCGTATGACTGTGCAGTTGTATTGATTGGTCACCTCAACAAGAAAGAGGGGACAAAAGATCTGTACCGGAGCATTGGTAGTGTGGATGTTGTGGCAGCAGCCAGAAGCGTTCTGCAGATGGAGCATGATCCGGGAAACAAAGACATTCGCATTGTACGACAGATCAAAAACAATCTGGCTCCATCTGATGGAGAGATTCGTTTCTCAATAACGGCCGAGGAGGGTTTTCGATGGCTGGAGTGCAAGATCCCAACTGACCCGGAAGCAGAGTCAGAGCCTCCGAAGTTTGAATCAAAGTCTGAGAAAGCCGCATACCTGATAAAAAAGCTGCTTTCCGAAGGCGATATGAGAGCAAGAGAAATCTATATGCGAATGAGTGATGAAGGCATCAGTCGCAGGACAGCAGAAAATACGAAAAAAGAACTCGGCATCCGAAGTTATCGGAAGATGCGCCAGTGGTTTTGGAGCATAAAGTCGGAAGAATGAGAGGAAGTACATGGGAAACAGTGGAACAGAGTCGGTAGACCGCAAGCAGAAAATCAGAGACAGATATAAGGGCGTGGATGCTTCTGAATTGGAGGTCATCCCGGCAAAGGCAGTGGAGGGGCTTGGAGAAAGTACCTCTATTCGGCGTGTTGCGGCTTATGTCCGTGTTTCCACTGACAATGACGAGCAGACTTCATCCTATGAACTTCAGAAAAATTACTATACTGAGTACATAAAGGCACAGCCGGGATGGGAGTTCGTTGGAATTTACGATGATGAGGGCATCAGCGGAACTTCGCTGGAGCACCGCAAAGGAATGCAGCAGTTGATTGAAGACTGTAAGGCAGGAAAGATAGACTTGGTCCTTACAAAGTCCATCGCCCGTTTTGCCCGAAACATTGTGGATTGCCTTTCGGTCATTGAAACGCTGAAAAATCTTGACCCGCCCGTGGGTGTGAAATTTGAGGCCGACAATATTTATACACTGGACAGCAATGGCCGTATGATCCTGACCATTCTGGCATCTGTGGCTGAAGAGGAATCTCATTCCAAGTCGATTATTATGAACTGGTCTATTGACCGGCGGTTCAGTCGAGGTCTGTTTTTGACGCCGGCATTGTTGGGATATAATCAGGACGAGGATGGAAATCTTGTGGTAAATGAAAGTGAGGCACAGACGGTTAGGGTCATTTATTACCTGTATCTGAATGGCTTTTCTTTTACCGAGATTGCAGAGCTTCTGACCGAGTATGGACGTAAAACCAAGCTGGGAAATACCGAATGGAATCCGGGTACGATAGCCGGCGTCATTGCAAATGAACGCCACTGTGGGGATGTGCTGGCAAGAAAGACTTTCACGCCGAACTTTCTTACACATAAGTCAAAGAAAAATAACAATGACCGGACGCAGTATCGACAGAGGGACCACCATGAGGCGATTGTGTCCAGAGAGGTTTATAATGCAGCCAATCATCTGAGGGCATCCCGCAACTATACAAGAAAAAATAGGCCGTTGCCAGTTCTGAGTGTGGTGGATGATGGTATTCTTCGAGGATATGTGCCTTTTGATAAAGACTGGACTGGTTTCTCGGCAGAGGAATACCGGGAGGCTTCTGAAAGTGTAATGCAGGAAGAGCAAGAGAATAACGCAGAGGTCATGAACCGACTGAATCTATCGGGATATGAGGTGGTACGGGCTCAGTATTTTTCTACACTACAGAACCCGGCAATGACAATCTCCAATGGTAAGCTGCGGTTCAATACTTCCTGTCTGAAAAAGTTTGAAGATGTGGAGTATGTGGAACTGCTTCTGAACTCGGTTGACCGCTGTGTTGCGATTCGGCCATGCGAAAAGGGCAATCCGAATGCTATTCACTGGGGAAGGCTGAAAGAGGGCCGCTGGTGTGCAAGCACACTTGGCTGCCGTGGCCTGGCTAAGACACTTTTCGACATTATGGAATGGGAAGAGGGCTTGAAGTATCGTTTCCGGGGGCAGTTTGTGGAACAAGGGGACAATAAGCTGATGCTTTTTGAACTGGATGAACCGGAGATGATCAAAATAGAGGAAATCGTTCTGCCACCGAAAGAAGAGGAAGCCGAGGGAAAAACGGTCAAACAGACGATTTACATTTTTCCACCTGAATGGGCGGGAACTTTTGGACAGCCAATCACAAGTATTGCACAGGTTGGCATTTTGCAGCAGGAGCATTATGCAGGAAACTGGGATGTACTCCGGCCGGCAGCAGAAATTAAAGAAATGAATACATTTACCGCAGATGGTCTGAATGCATTGCTCCATGAGGCGGAAGAAATAATGGAAGGATGGACCGACACGAATGAATGAGGAACACACAAGCATTGCCCCATCAACGGAGCTGGCAGAAAATGAAAGAGATGCACGAGCGGAGGAATTACAGAGTACCTTTTCGTATGATGGATATCAAGTTGTGCGAAAGGAGTTGTTTGCACATCTTCGTGATCCTGCAATCGTAATCCGTAAGGATAGTATCACATTCAACACAGCCTGCATCACAGGTCTGGAGGATGTGGTTTATGTACACGTCATGTTCAATAACGATTTGAAGCGTATTGTTGTGCGTGGGTGCGATGAAAATGACAAGGATGCTCTGCGCTGGTGCATTGCAAAGCCGGATAAGCGTAAGAGCAGGAAGATGAGCTGCAAGCCCTTTGCGGAACTGGTCTATAAAGAAATGGATTGGGATAGTGAGTGCAGATATAAGGTGCTGGGGTACAGGATTACCTTTGAGGGGGAAACTCTGTATGTTTTTGACCTGCTTGTGCCAGAGATTTTCCATGATGGGCAGAAGCGAAAGAAAGGAACAGTGGCAGAACAGCCAGCTGATCAGGAGACTAAGCCTGTGAATACTCGGAAGGGATTTTACCCGGATGATATTGCAGGTACTTTTGGTGTGCCTGTAGAAGAACATCTAAGAGAATCCGAAGTCCGGCAGATGGATGGCTATGTATCAATGGGAGTTTTGACAGGAAGGACAGTCCCCGATACCGGGCTTGATTAA